TCTGCGGCATCGACAGTGCCGTGATGACCGCGATGCCGCAGGCCCGATACTCCTCCAACTCTGACCGCACGAACGCCCCGAGCGCGGCCGACGCCACGCCCGACGAGTCGGCGATGTAGAGCTGCACGACGCGAGCCGGTCGCGACAACGAATCGATCACCTCGTAGGCCTGTGCCGACACGACACCCTCGACCGCGAGCGCCCCGAACTCGATCGCCCCCTTCGTGCCGCGGCGGGCGGTCTGCCAGAAGCTTCGGATGCGGTTCCGGTAGTCATCATCCTCCTCGACCGGTTCGCCGCCCGCGGTCTTCGCGTCGTTGTTGACCTGCAACGTCGTGTCGAACAGGGCCGACGGCTTGTCAATCTTGCGGATCTGGTTCGCCCCGACTTGGTACTCCTTGCCCGCGAGTACCGCCCGCACGTCACACGTTGCCTCCAGCGAGGCGGGTGCGAAGGTCGCCGTCGTCGTCGTCACGTACTCGATGCCGGTGAGCGACACGAGCTTCGTACCGATGGGTACGACCCCGCCACCGCCCGTGGTCGCGGTGCGGAAGAACCTCACCGACCCGACCGCCGCGGCCGCACCCTTGCGCGGCAGTTGGTACTTGTCGAACCCGTACCGGTCGAGGTCTTCCCCCTCGGCACCGTTCAACGTGAGCGCCCGAATCCGGTCGACGAGGTGCCGCGCGACCGCGTGCGCCATGTAGGACGCCGACCCGACGAAGATGTTGATGTCGGAGCCCTCGACATCGACTTGCGCGGGGTCGATGCGCTTCGCCCGCGTCGCGACGTATCGCCGACCGATGCGGTAGAAGTCAAACCTCGTGAGAATCTCGGCCATGCGTCACCTCATCACACCGGGCTCGTCGCGTCGAACGGCACGTCGACCGCGACCGGCTTGTTGCTGTACTTGGTCACGGCACGCACTTCGAGCCAGAACAGGTCGGGGCGGTTGTCGTCGCGTCGGAACCGACACGACACGTCGCGCGTCTCGGGCTCCTGCCGGATCTGCGCTTCGGCATCCGACGTGAGCGCGTCACGCACGCCGGGCCGCCCGAGCTGCTTCACTTGGTCGGGCAACCCCACCCCGTAGGTCGGCAGCCACGCGAACTTGCCCTTGCGCGTCATGCACCGGCGGAACACGCGCTTGCGGTAGCTGTCCACGCCGTCGTCGAACGCGAGGTCGCCCTGAGCATCGACCGGGATGGTGCCGAGGATGAGCGAGTCGGTCGTGTTCGGCAACGGGTCGAGCATGCCCGCGCGGTTCTGCGGGTTAGCGATGTCCTTCGACGACACGATGAGGTCGACCCGCGGTTGCATGAACCCGCGCGACAGCCCATCGAACAGCCGCGAGGCCGATGCCGGGTCGAGCAGTTGCCCGCCGACCGCACGCAGGCCGTTGCACGCGACCCGATACACCGACGGCCATGGGGAGAACGACCGGTCAACCGTCAGGTCGAGCATGGTGCCGCGCGACCCGGCGACCTCGGCGATCTCGACCGCGGCGGGGAACACCGGCCGCGGTTGCGCCCCATCGGCACCGGTCGAGGTCGGGTCGGTCGTCACCGAGTAGCGTTCGACCGACGCCGCATCGCCGCCTTCGAGCGTGCCCGTGAACAGCGGGGCTGCGTTGAACTCAAGCCGCACGACGTTCTCGCGCACGGCCATCGCTCGCAGCAGTTGCAACGCAACGATGCCGCCACCCCACGGGATGAGGCCCCACGGACCACCGCCCCATCCAGCACCGCTCACGGCCGCACCCTCACGTCGAACGCGAAGTCATCGTCGGTGAGTACCCCGAACGCATCGACACGTTCGATTCGGAAGCCGTTGACCGTCTCGTTGTAGACCGTGCACGAGCCGCCCGTGTTGCGGGCCGTCGCCACCACGGCATAGTTCGCGTTGGGCATGGGCGCGAGGAACGCGATGTCGATGATGCCCGGCGACACGTAGGTGGCTGCCCCGATGTTGAGCGACGACGCGAGCGAGGCCGGCCCGCCCGGCGGCAGGATGACTCGTCCCCAGGCGGACGATGCACCGACGACCCCGCGGCGGATCACCTCGAACCATCGATACCACTCACGCGACCATCCCTCGGTGTTGCCCGTCGGGTCGATGACATCGGGTACGTTGTGCTCCGTCGTTTCGCCGAACGCAGGAACCCGACGCGGTAGCTGTCCGGGGTCGGACGCGAGCCCCGACCCCGCGTAGAACGTGCTGCGCACAACGTCGTCGGCCGACGCCCCGAGGCCCGCACCCGAATCGACGGCAAGCTCGACGTGGTACGTGCCCTCGACATCGATCGGGGCGAACAGCGTGCTTGCCGCGGTCGGGGTCGCGAGCAGCGACGTTGCCCGCACGCCCGCGTTGATATCGATGGGCCGGTGGATGATGCGCCACAGGTAGGCGAAGAACGGGCCGCCGACCGATGAGAGCGTCACCGGTTGCCCGAGCACGAGGTCTTCCCGCGCGAACCCCGGCACGCCCGGTGGTCGCGTCAACTGGTCGATGGTGATCTGGACGGCCATGCAGGCAGTCTACAGCCGACGGCACCGATGCCGCCACCCCGGCACGGATGATCGATCATCCGTCAGGTGTCGGCGTCGAATGGGTCGGGGTCCGACGTGCCGACACGGCCACCACCGAACCCGAACTCGGCGTCGATGGGGTTCGACAGGTCGCACTTGAGCCCGAGGAAGAAGCTGAACGTCGGCGGGAACGGAAACGGCGGGAACTTGAACTTGAAGCTCAGGTTGAAGTTGAACACCGGCGGGAACTGGAACCCGCAGATCGACGCCCCGCTCGGCGATGGCTCGAACGAGAACGACGCATCGACCGCGGCCTGTGCCGCCGGATCGGGCGCATCGGGGGGAGGCGGGAACCCCATCGCCGGTTAGGCCGGGCTGTAGGGACCGCTACAGCAATGGTTGCGGCGGTTGCGGCTGAAGTAGCCGGGCGGGCAATCCGGTGTCGTTTCGATGCACTTCGCCTGCGTCCACGCCAACCGTGCACGGGCCGCACGCACTTCGTTCTCCTCCCACGTCAATGCACCGACCGACCGCAGCCGCTGCGTTTCGTCAGCGAACACGCTCGCCGGGTCCGAACCGGTCAGCCATTCCGGCCGGATGATCTCGCATCCGGCGTCGAACGCGGTCTGCTTCGTGTCGGGGTCGGTGAGCCATTCACCGGCCCACAGCACCAACCCCGGCAACCGCACCCCGCGCATGAGCAACCGCCGGTCGCCGGGGTCGCCCATGTCGTGGGCGTAGCACCGCACACCGAGGCACGGCACGACAATCGTCGGTGGATGAAAGGGCTTGGTGCAAGTGATCTTGCCACCCGACCCCGCCACGCGGTCACGCATGTCGTCGCCTGCGAACCCCATGAGGAAAGCCTCAATGTCCTCCCACGGCACGCCGCGAAGGCGCATCTTCGTCGCGGTCGCCAACGCCGCACCGAGGGCAGCGTCGGTCGTGAGCACGCCGCCCTCGGCCTGCACTGCGTAGGCACGGTCGACCTCGCTGGGTGGGAACACGCTTCCCGGTGCAACCGGGCCGCCGGGCATCTGCACTTGGTTGAGGAGGACGAGGTTGCTCATGCCCCGAGGCTACCATGCCCCGGTCGGCAGGTCAGCCGATGATGAGGCCGGGGCAACCGATGCCGGGCTTGGGTTGCGGGAACACTGACGCCTTTGGCAAGCACGCCCCGAACGCCGTCGCAATCGCCGCCATGCTCGCCGTCAACGTGCCTGTCATCGGGGTCGACTGCGCAAGCGGCACCGCGAGCGCGTAGGCCGCGTCGGCGAGCGGTAGGGCAACCTGAGCCATGAACGTCGCACCGGTGAGCGGGCCGGGGCTGACCGCGTTGATCTTGATGCCAAGCTGCATGAGCATGTGGGCGACGAGGTTGACGACCGATTCGGTCGTCGCCGCGTGTTCCGTCGCCGCGTTGCCCGACGTGATGATGTTGAGCGCGTCGGGCACCGACAACGTGTTGTTGCCGACCCCTCCCGTCGCGCTCAGGTTCAACACCGCATCGTCGAGCCGCAGGCTGATGCACTTGTCGGTGAAGTTGAGCTGGATGAGTGCCGACCCGTCCTTCGTCGAGATTCCGATGACATCGGAGCCGATCTGGAACCCCGACGAATCGCCGTTCAACAGCGTCACGGCCCCCTTGCTATCGATGCCGATGAGCGCCCCGGTGAGCGCCGACCGAATCGTGTAGGGGCCTGCGTACTCATGCACGACCGGGGTGCGGCACCGGCGGAAGCCAAAGGTGTTCGTCGTCGGGTCCTGCCCGGCGATCGAATCCATGGGGAACTTGTCAATCGCGTTGTTGAGCCGACCGATGATGCAGCAGTCGGCCGTTTCCGCCCCTTCGGGGATTGCGACCAGCACCTCGTCGCCCTTGACGTAGGGGTGGAACTCCCCCTCGCCGTTGCCCGCAACCGACCCCGCCGTGCGGCAGTACACCGGCACCATCGACGGTTGCAGCATGACCTTGACGAGCGGCCCGTACTGCTCATCGAACACGACCTCGGGTTCGGTGTCGTCCTGCGTCTGCCCCTCGACGAGCCCGTAGCTGATCCATTGCCGCGGGTCGATACCGGGGAACCGCAACCCTTCGGCGAACGTGCGCAGGTCGAGGTTGAGTCGGGGCAACGCACCGGGTCGGCGGGGTCGGCGGGCCATGGCTACTCGCTCTCCACGTTGACCGTCGTCGGTTGCACGTTCAATGGCGGCGGCTCGATCTGCTCGCCCGGCGGCAGCACCTTGTCGGCACGAATCTCGATGTAGTTGATGAGTTCGAGGTCGAGCTTCACGCCCTCCTCGTTCGACCAATCCATCTGCATCGACCGCAACCGGAACGTCTTGGGCAACCCGATGTTGTTGACCGAATCGCTGTACGTCTTCGCGAACTCGCGCGAGTACCCGATGCGCCGCAGGAACCGTTCGGCGTCGGTCACGGTTGCGTCCTCGGCCTCGCCGACCGTGAACACCAAGTCGCGGTCGATGCCGACATCAACCGGGTCGCCCGGCTTGAGGTCGAGCAGGTCGGGGTCGCGGTTGCTGCCGCCGAACGAAGCGAGGTTCTTCGTCGACACCCGCACTTGCACCTCGTTGCGCGACTGCGTTTCGTAGTAGGTCTGCGCGATGAGGCGCAACGTCTTTTCGTCCTTCACGCCCTGGATGCGGACCACTTGCCACTTCTCGTCGGTCGCGTTGCCCGGCGGTGCCCGCAACACCCGGTCGCCCTTGAGCGGGTATCGGGCGACGAGCGTCTTCTTGCGTTCCCCGTTGTAGCACCGCACCTCGATGTTCGTCGGCACTTGCTTCGTGAACCGACGCCGCACCGACATCTCGGCGAGGTTGCGCCCGTACACGAGCAGCCGGTTCTTGAGCACCCGCCCCGACGGCAACACCCGCCCCGTGAACGGGTCGTCGGGCCGCGTGCCGTAGCGGTTCGAGTACTTCGTGTGCGGCGGTTGCACGATGACCGTCACGCCGTCGAAGTAGGCGACATGCCCGACCGCCCCGCACACGTCGACGATGTAGTCCCACACCGTGAGCTTGCTGTCGCCGCCCCCCTTCGGGGCCGGGCCGAGATTCGGCCGGAACGCCGTCTTGGCGAGGGCATCGCCGAGCACCGGCGGTGGCGTGCCGACCGGCCGATACTCGACCGCGAGCCCGCGGAACTGCGGGAAGTTCGCGAGGTAGTTTGCAATCGCCTCGTCGAGCGGCTTCTTGCCGTCGATGGTCAACGCGGGCGGTGCGGGCTGGTCGACGAGCAGGCGCGAGTTGTCGCTGCACTCCAACCGCACGATCGGTTCGTCCTCGTCGGGGAACTCCGTTTCAATGTCGTCGACCCACCCCTGGAACCGAAGGTTGGTTCGCGGCTTCCCGGCCGGGTCGGTGAACGTGTCGGGCACGACGTTCAACGGTTCGCCGCTACCCTCCGCACCCGATGCACCCGATGGCCGCGATGCACCCGCGAGCCCGCGGCGGAAGTCATCGGCCGTGACCGTGCCGAGGTAGAACTCGATGGCGCACGACCGGATCGCCCGAGGGTCGAGCGGGAAGTCGGCATAGCGCAGCTCGACCGACAGCTTGTTGCCGTCCCTGATGCCCTGCATGCGCAACGTCGCCGTGACCGGGATGATGCCGCCGATCTCGCGCGTGAGGTTGTCGCTGCTCGTCGTCTGCTGCTGCGGCGGGCCGCCGGGCAACGGGCCGCCCTTCGCCTTGAGCTTCCACGCATTGCCGTCCTTGACGACCGCGAGCGACGGGTCCTGCCCGGCACCGCGCATCGTGAGCGGCTTCTTCGCTGGTGGTGGCGGCAGCAACCGCGACCCGTAGTCCTCGAACCGAATCGACAACCGGACCTTGGCCGACGGGAAGTAGTTCTGGGGCGGCACTTCGCGGTCGGGCATCGGGTCACTCCCCCACGAGGTTCTTGATGGTGGCGAGGTTGGGGATGATGAGCACCGCCCCGACCGGCGGTGCGACCGCGAACGCGACCGGCGTGCGCTTGAGCCCGCCACCGACCGGCACGACCGGCGGCAGCGAGTTCTTGTTCACCTTTGCGATGGCGTACCCGTAGTCGGGCGTCTGGTAGAACATCATCGAGATCGACGCATAGGTGTCGCCCTTGCGCGCCACCCATACCCCGATGATGTCGGCGGGTGCCGCGCTCGACTTCGTGCGGCCCGAACCCGTCGGCCGCGATGCGCCCCGGTCGCGCGACCGTTCGAGCAGCACCACCGCCGAATCGGTCGCCTCGTTCACGTTGTCCTCGGTCGACCCGAAGTAGCTCGTCGTCTGCAACAGGTTCGACACCTTGTTCTGGAGCGCGAGCGTTTCCGGGGCCGGTTGCGAGATGGCGTCGCAGAACTGCGTGCACACCGCGACCGCGTTCGTCGCCGTGTCGACGCACTCGCCCGCGAGTTCGGCGGTCAACCCGCGCATCTTGAGCGCGAGGTCGCCGATGTGCTTCAGCCGGTTCGTGATGGCGTCGCCGAACCGCGTGAACGATTGAAGCATCTTCATCGGGCCGTTGGCGAAGGCCTCGATGTCGCCGAGCGTGAACGTCGTCGCGGGCGGGTTCTGCGCCCGTTTCGATTGCTTCGCCGACGCTTGGTCGCTGAGGGCCTTCGACACCGCGTCGGCGAACTTCGCCTTTGCGTCGCGCACCGCCGCGTCAACGTCCTCGCCCCGCAGCGCAATCGCCCGTTGCATGACCCGACCGCGCGAGATCCACTCGAACTTGATCTGCCATTGAATGTCGTCCATGCGGATATGCTTGAACGTCCACTCAGCGGCCCGGCCCTCGCGCATGATCGACCGCGCATCGTCGTCGGAACCGGTGGACCACGTGACACGCAACCGCGTGCCCGCGTTGAACAGCACGTCGAGGATCTCGCGCATCGTCGACGCCCGCACGATCGCCTGCTGCGGTGCACCGGCGGCCGACGTGAACCACGACGGGTCGACGATCATGCGGGTCGTGTTCCACTCACCTTCCCATTCCGACGGCAACTCGATCGGGCCGAGCACCTGTTGCGTCGCCTCGGCGTTGTTGCCGACGTACCACTTCGTGGACAGCCGCATCTGCGACCCCCAGGCGGCCCCCTGAAACGGCAACGCCGCACCGATGAGCCCGACCTTGCGCTTGTCGCCCGTCAGCTCCTCGATGACGATTGTGGATGATTGCTGAACCGCCACGCCGACCTCCCGTCGTCAATGCGCGGCCGGGGTCGTCGGGTAGCAGTCCGTCAGTGGCAGCCCTTCGCCCCGGCCATCGTCTTCGTCGCCCACGTCGCAAGGGGCGGCTCGCCCTTTGCGCCCTTGCCGCCCTTGGCACCCTTGGCTGCCGCGGGCGGTGCGGCCGGGGCCGTTGCGGGTGCGGCGGGTGTCGTGGCACCGGCCGCGGCATCCTCCGGGGTCATCGTCGCAAGCTGCCCGACCTGCGCAATGGCGTCGGCCAGCATCGACTTGATCTCCTCGATCTGCGCCGCGGCACCGGCCGCAGCCGTGATGTCGTCGTCCTTCTTCGCCTCCTCGGCCGCTTTCACGATGTCGTCGGCGGTGTCGACCGCCTCCTCGGCCGACGCGAGGATGGCATCGGCCGTCGACGGGTCGTCGAGTTCATCGATCGCGTCCTGCAACTGCTTGAGCATGTCGGGCAGTTCGTCGGCGCACGCCGTCGCCTGTTCGACGAACTCGGTTGTGCTGTGCAGTTCGGTGCCAGCCGCGGCCTCGGCCGCCTGCGTCTCGGGCGATTCGGCCGCCTCGTCGGCCGCCGTTTCCACGCCCTCCTCGGGTGGCACCGCCGCATCGGGGCCGGTCGCACCCGTCGCACCGCATGCCGCCTGCACCGCCGTCGTGCATGCCTCGGCGCATGCGTCGGCGACCTCGGGCGGGCATGATGCCGCGCATGCCGCCTGCACCGCCGTCGCGCATGCCTCGGCAAGCTGTGCCCGGCACTCCTCCTCGGTCACACCGCCTTCAGCGAGCGAGGTCGCGACATCGTTGCAGGCCGCAACGCATGCGTCGGCGCATGCCGCCGCGCATGCCTCGGCCGATTCGGGCGGGCAGGCCTGCCCGCATGCGGCCATCACAGCCTCGGTGCATGCCGCCGCGCACTCGGCGCAGACCGCCTCGACATCGGCACCCGTCAGCATGCCGGTGCCGTCGGCATCGTCGTCGTCCACACCCGGCACCGGACCAACCAAACTCTTGAGCAACGGCATCGGCATTGCGCACCTCGTCAGTTCCTTCGGCGAGGCTACCACGCCGCCCCGCGTTCATCCAACCCCGTCGGTCACGTACCAAACGGGCTCGTGGTGATGGCCTGCAACCGGTTCTCGACAACGCGGGCGATGTCCCGCTCGAACACGATCGCAACCCGGTCGGGGTCCTGGTCCCTGAAGTTTTGCTCGATCTTGAACGTCGCCGACCCGATTGACACCTTCGGGGCGGCTGGCTTCCCCTTGTCGCCCTTCGCCTTGTCCTTCGATGCGGCATCCTCAAGCTGCTTCGCGAGTTCGTCGAGTTCGGCCGACTTGCCCTTGATCATGTTCGCGAGGCTGTCCATCGCGTCACCGGTCAACGCCGTCGAATTGAGGAACGCCGCTTGCAGCTCCTTGTTCTTCACGAGCACGTTCGCGATGTAGACCGCGACCGCCTCGTTGTGCGTGTTGATGGCCCCCGTGAACCCGGTCGACAGCTTCTCAACCGCCGGTCCCATATCGACCGTCGATAGGTCGACCCCGGCCTGCCGCAGGTTGTTGAACACCTCGGCCATCTTGTCGAACTGCTCGACCTGTGCCCGCGCGGCCCGATGCGCGGCCCACGTTGCGTCGGCGACCTCGCCTATCTGCCGGGTGTTCATCCCGGCCTCCTCGGCCCACTTGATCATCGCCGCCCGGCGGTCGTTGAACGAGTCGATCTCCTGCTTCGTCCACTCGCGCAGCATCGTGTTCTGGTCGTTCCGCATGTCCTTGAACATCTCAGCTACCGCGGCCGCGTTCTTCGCGTCCTCGCTCGTCAGGCCGCCCTCGTCGATGAGCTTCTTGGCCTGCCACGCCGCGGCACCGACACCCGCGACCGCGAGGGTGAACGCCCCGAGCGCGGCCGCCGCACCCGCGGCACCGGCACCACCCGCCGCGATGCCGAGGGCGGGTACACCCGACGCCGCAAGGCTCGTCACGCCCCGACCGACATCGACGGCCGCACCGGCAATCGGGGCCGCCGTCTTCGCCCCGTAGATGAGGGCCAGCTCGGTCTTGTGCGCGAGGATGAACGTCACGACCTCCTTCGCGAACTTCCACGCATCGACGATCGCATCCTTGATCTCGACCTGATGCTCCTTGATCCACTTGAACCCCTCGCGGATCGATTCACCGGCCGCGGTCACGGCCTTCGACACGTCGCCCGACATCGCCTTCGCGAACTCCTCGACTTGGTCGCGCGACCGCTTCATCCACTCGACGAGCCGCTTCAGTTCGGGCATCAACGCCCGCAACAACGGTTCGCCGAGCTTTTCCTTCGTGACCTCCCACGCGGTGTCGAGGGATTGCACCATCTGCTTGAGCGACGGTTCGGCCTTGCCCATCGACCCCGCGAGCTGGTCGAGCCCGGTCGCGAGCGCCTTCGTGCGTTGCTCCTCGGTCATCTGCGCCCACAGGGCGGCCGCTTTCTTCGTGTTATCGCCGAAGATGCCCGTCGTTTGCAGGAGCTGGAACAGTTGCCCGCGGGTGCGCAGGATGCCCTCACCCATCATGCCGAACTCGGTCGCGACGGCCGACACATCCATGCCCATGACACCCGCGATCGTCGCCATCTTGCCGATCTGGTCCTTCGCCGACGCAACCCCGGCCTCGGTCGCCCCGGTCAACGTGAGCAGTTGTCGGAACCCCGCCTCGATCTGGTCGCCCGCGACCCCGGCGTTGATGGCGATCTCATCGAGCGAATCTCCGAGCGCGTTTGCGTTGTCGTAGGCCCGCGCCCACGATGACCCCTGCGCGGTCATGATCAACGCCGCGACCGCGTTATCGGCAGCCTGCCCGGCCGCAGCGGCGTCGAGGAACGACTTGCCGAAGTTGTAGACCGAGTGAATCGCGGGCATGAGGTTCACGGCCGCGAACGTCGACAGCAGGTTGCCGAACGCCGACGCACCGGCGTGCGCCTGCTGCTCCGCTGCCGCCGTCTCCTTGAACCCCGACTTGATCTGGTTGAGCGCCGACGATGCGCGGTCGTCGAGGGTCAGCGTGGTCCTGACGTTGACATCGGACATGAGGGAAGCGTAGCGCCGGGCCGCACCGCCCGGCAACCACCGACGGATGATCGATCATCCGTCGGGCCAGGTCATAGGTCCGTTTCCCGTTTCGATGACATCGGGTTCTCGGCCTTGAGCAGTTCCGACGTTTCGTGCACCCACGACCATAGCTCGTCCACCGGCATGTCGCCGAACGTCGCCGCTTGCTGGTGCATGTAGCGACCGAGATACGCCGCGCGCCATGCCCGAATCCGCATCATCTCGGACGGGTCGAACGATGACGCGATGAGTGCATCGAACCGGGCACCGTCGGCGTCGGTGCCCGTGAACTGCGCGAGGGTCCGAAGGCGTGCCCGCACCACGTCAGGGTCGAGCGTTTCGCCGTCGTCGTCGACCCTCAACCCGTCGTGCGCAGCTCGATGCAACTCTCGAAAAAAGTGCGGCGGTCATCCTCCGACAGCACGTGCAGTTGCGTGTAGATGCGGATCAACATCTGCCTGCACTTGCCTCCGATCTCGCGCCACCACTGGTCGATGTTGCCGGGGCCGGGGTCGCCCGACCAGTCGACAACGTGCCCGTCGACCGACCGGATCATCTGCTTGGCGAGTTCGTTCGCCGCCCGGTTCGGGTCGCCGATTGCGCGGCCGAGCGCCACCTTCTCGTCGATGTCGGTGAGCCCCCACACGATGCACTGACGATCGCCCCGATGCGGTGCATCGGTCCACTCGGCCTTGAACCGGATGAACGCGACCTGACGCCCGCGCGGGAACTTGAGGTTGGGCGGCACGGTTGCCCACTTCGGCGCACCGCCCGACCGTGCATCGGGTAGCGGCGCGAACTGTCGTGGTGCCGGTTCCTCCGCAGGCGGGCTCAGGTCATCGTTCGTCGCGGGGTACGTTTCGTCTTCGAGGGCGAGCGGCTGCTCCTCGTCGACGGCCGCGGGTGCGGCGGTTGCGGGTTGCTTCGTTTCCATTGTCCTATCCTCCCGTTGAACAAGTGGGCTGGCGGTCGGCAGGAGGTGTCGCGGCCCGTCGACCGCTGCGACCGAACCGCCAAGCCCATCCGTTGACCGTTGCCGGGGTCGCGACCGTCGCGTCACGGCAATGAGTTCTTCTGCACCGTCCGTTCGCTGGACTTGCCCTCGACCTTGACCTTCACGAAGTCGCCGCGGGATGCAATCGAGGTCGGCTGCGCCCCGAACCGCACGTCCTTGTAGGTCAGGATGAGGGTGTCGCCGTTCGAGTAGAAGTCGGTTCGCACGACGTTGAACACCATGTCGGGCGTCTTGCGTTGCGCCCGGTCGATGATGGCGGTCTGGAAGTCGACCCACGCCGCCTGCGTGACCTGGAACTCCAGATCCATCGAGTACCCGCGCAGAATGTCGTCGAACCGGTCGACGGGCTCACCGAGGAACCCGTCCTGCTTCGTTTCGAGCATGACCGAATCGTTGAACGAACCGATGGCCGCAATCGTTGTCAGCGGTTGACCCGCCTGCACCAACCGAATCTCGACCTCTTGACCCTTGAGTCTTGCGTCGGCCATGACCGCGCCTCCTTACGCCGCCTGAGAGATGTTGACCGTTTCGCCGACCTGCGTGTCAAGCACGATGATGTCCATCGACGGCAACGTGCGAACCCGCAGGATGATGCGGAACAGCCCCGCGGCAAGCGTCTCGGGCGTGTTCCCGCTGATGGCGTCGATGAGGTAACCCTCGATGCGCTGGTTCGCGGGGTTCGCGTCGCCCCGCAACGTCGACATGAACGAATCGATCTCGCCGACGATGAGCGCCCGACGTACCCGCGTCGCAAGCTGCTTGCTGAAGGCATTGAGCCGCAGGCTGAGGGTGTCCGTGATGAAGTCGGCCATGCGTTGCCGGTTGATGTTCTTGAGGTTCGGATTGACCAGCGGGTCGACCGACGTGACACCGGACTGGATGATGGCGACCCCCTGCTCCATTCGGAGTGACGCGATACCGGCCGCCTTGAAGGCCCGGTAGTCGCCGATCGCGAGGTTCTGCACGTCGGCGTTGCCCGTTTCGACCGACAGAATCTCACTCATGAAGTCGGTCGCCTGCCCCGGATTCTCCTCGGGCGGAAGCTGCGACAGCACCGACGCCACCCACAGGTCGAACCCGACATCGATCTGCCCGTCGGCCGTGAACCCCGGCCCACCGGCCGTTCCGACCGCCGCGATCTGCGGTACGTAGATGTGAGCGCCGGGGTAGCAGTACACGACCCGACTGTGCCGATATGCACCGACGCCGGGCTGCGCCGCAATCGACTTCGCCGCGGCACGGGTCGTCTTGAGCGGCGGCCGGATGACAGCCATGCGGCCGAAACACCCCTCCGACGAGGCCTCGATGACGTTCGTGCGAAGCGCCGTTCGGATGGCGTTCGACTGCCGTGCCGATGCGATGATGTTCGTCTGCCGCACGATGCTCGATAGGTTCTTCGTCGTGTCGAGCGCCGCCATGTACTTCGCGTCGAGCTGCGATTCGGTGAGCGCGGCCGCGAGCGCGAACGGGTTGATGACCGCGAACGCCCCGACGGTCTGGATCGGAAACGGCAGCACCGTCACCGACCCCGCACCCGCACCCGCACCCGCCGTCAACGTGTCGTCGGTCGCCGGCCTCACCTTGATGCTGTATGGGCCGGGGTTGTCGGCCGTGACCGCGGTGGTCTGCGCCGTCACCCATTCGGTGCCGACGCCATCGCGCACTCGCGTGCCCGCGGGAATCACCCCGTCGACACCGACCGCGGCATCGGCACTCTGCCCGGCCGTGAACCCGAGCGCAGTTGCCGTCGTCGCCGTCACGTCGAGCGTTCCGGTCAACGGGGTCGCCGTGTTCGCCATGAGCAGCTTGTTGGTCGCCGAGTCGCGCGTCACGTTGACCGCGGGGTTGGCCGCGTTGATGACCGCATCGACCTCGGCCGACGACACGGCGTCGATGTTGCCGACGTTGCCCGTGCCGTTGACGACCGTGGGTGCGCCCGTCGTGCCGTTGTGCACGAGCAGATCGAAGCCGGGAATCGCCGCGACACCCGTGCCGCCGGTGAACTGCACACCGTTCGGGGCCGGGCCGGGCGTGTTCGTCTCCCACCGCACCCGCGTGCCGCCGAGGTTGACACCCGTCGACCCCGCCGTGCCGTTGACGAACGTCGTCGTGAGCAGACCCGCGAACTCGGCCGCAGTCACGGCATACACGTCGGCGACATTGTTCGGGCCGGGGTTGACCAGTGCAGCGGGTGCGAGCCCGAGCGACACGAGCACCGCGGGCGTGCCCGCGACGATTGCGCCACCCGCGCTGCTGCCCTTGCGGTCGGTGCGAATCTCGACCTGACCACCGTTGTCGAGCGCCGCACCGCCCGTGAGCTGCCCGTTGATGGTGTTGAGGAACGCGGCCTGCGTCGCTTCGAGGCCGGTGAAGATGATGGTCTGGTTGCCGGGGATTCCGTTGATCTGCACCACGAGGATGTCGCCAGGCAGAACGGCCGCATAGGTCGCCGCGGCACCCGTGATGCTCGCCGGGGTCGCCTCGATCGTGAGCGTGTCGGCGATTGCTTGGTTGTCGACCTTGCCGATGAACGTATCACCTGGCACGAGCGCGACCGGGAACGATGCGGCGTTCGAGGTCTCCGATCCCTTCGTACCCGACAACGACAGCCCGAGTTTTGCGAGCACGCCCGCGGGTGCCTCGCTGACAATCCGCACCTCGCCGTCGGTGCCGCGCACACGACCGGTGAACTGGATCGCACCACCGAAGTTGCTCGCGAACGTGAACCCCGCCGTCTGGTTGATGCGGCTGATGGCATCGGTGATGGTCACGTCGGTCGCGAGGAACGTGACCGTGAAGTCCGTTTCGGCATCGTAGCCGATCGTGATGGTGTCGCCGTCGGCAAGCGCCCCGACGAACGCACCGCCCGTGAGCACCGCGGCCGTCGCGTTGAACGTCGCGACGAGCGGGCCGCCACCAACGTCGGTCGTGATGAACTGCCCTGGTTCGAGGTCGAACGAGAAGTCGCTTGCACCGAGCAGCCACGCGAGCCGACGGAACTCGACGGCACCCACCGACGTGTCGACCCGCACGACGTTGAGCTGGCGGAACCGCTTTTTGGTCAGGCCGATGAACCCGTTGCCGTTCCAGTACTCGGGCGTGATGGCACCGTCGGCCTTGCGCGTTCGGGCGCACGGATTGTTCGATGGCGTGCCGTCGTACACGAACCCGAACCCGCCGAACGCCGCGAGGAAGTCGGCCGACGATGCGACCTGATAGGGCGTCTCGAACGGCCCATCCTCGAACTCGGCGATGAGCGTCACCATGCCCGTGCCGACCCCGGTCAACTGCGCCGGTGGTTCGCGATCGATGATGACGACACCCTCGATCGCCAGCAGTTCTTCCATTCCGGGGTCGAACGTGAATCGTCGAATGAACCCTGCGCCTGCCATGGTGCCTCCAATGCGGTGCCGATGTTGGGGATGCTGCCATGCCCCGCCCGGCACGTCTAGTGCCCGCTATGGGCCGTTCACTTCCACCTCCGCTACCTCGACCGACACCGACACGTCCACGTCGACGTTGCACGCCTCGAGGTCGACACCGACCGACTTGAACCCGACCGCGTTGATGAGCTGCACTTCGGCAACCCGCATCCCCACGAACAGGTGCCCGCGTCGACGCCCGCGCACCACGTCGGGGTCGTCAATGTGCTGCTGCCCGCTCAACCAGAACTCGCACACCCGGTCGTAGTATTCGGGGAGCTTGATGCGGGTCGAGTACGAATCGTCAGCCGACCGGAGGGCCGCCGATATGCCCGCGATGAGCGCGCGACGTTCGGCCCGTTGCGATCCCCACACCTCGACCGTGAAGTCCTCCGTGTACTCGCCTTGCTGCACGAGCACCGTGTCGGCCCCGTATACGTTCCAGGTGTCCTCCAACACCTTCGGCGGGCCGAGCCCAATCGGTTCCGACGTGCCGCGACCGGGAAGGATGGCGATGCCGGGAAACCGCAACTCCTTCACGTTGTCGGGCTGCTCGATGTGGATGTTCTCGGCGGGAACGCGGAACTCGATCGTCTGCCCCGGTGCGTTGCCCGGCCGACGGAACCGCAGCAGCGACAAGAACTGCCGGAACCGCCGCAGCACGATCGTTCGGGTATCGGTCGCTGGAAGCGGCTTTTCGGCACGCACCGGCCACACCCGCCCATAGGGCGATGTCACGAGGTCGAACGCTTCGTGCGCGATGAGTCCTTCGTCGGCCATGCCCATAGGCTACAGCCGTTGAAGCTCCCGCGCGACCTCCTCGCGAACGAACCGCGGAACGTGCTTTTCCGTCGCTTCCTTGAGGATGCCGAACCCCTGCCCGCCGTTGAAGATACCCCGGTTGCGCATCAACCGGGCGATGGCCCACGCATGCGCAACCGCATCCTCGGCCGTCGCGAGCCCCTTGCGCACGGCCCACTCGCTGAGCATGCGGATCATGCGGGCACCAACTTTGACGTTCTTGACCCCGTACTCGATGAACGCCGCGTGAGTTTCGAGGTTCTCGATGACCGCCCCGTCCTCGGTCGGTCGCGCACGCCACCCGCCGAGATACCCCGACGCCGCGCGGTCGACGGGCTTCGGGCTGCGCGTGGGGATGATGCGCAACACGATCTCCTGTTGCGTCCGCTGGGCCGCCGACAGCAACCCGCGCATCGCCGCCTTCCGCATGTCGCCCTGCACCTTCTCGAAGTGCCCGGCAACTTGGTCGAGGCGTAGCGTGTAGGTCGTCATCGGTCGTCGGGGTCGATGCCGTATTGGCTGCGGCCTTGCCGATCCATGTCCTCGCTCATGCGTTCGAGCAACACCGACCAGCACACGTCGCCCTCGCGCCGGTCGGGTTGCGCCATGAGCCGATACCGCCCGCGCATCGGCGGATTGTCGCCGCGGCCGTCCTCAACAACCTCCCAGAAGAAGTCGGTCGGTTCCTCGATCTTGGCTCCGCGCGGTTGACCGGGAACGGCCTTTCCCATGAGCTGGTCCGCGGTGTAGGTCACGGCAATCTTATCGACTCGCAATGTGCCGACGGGGAGCGTGCCCGCCGAGTACGGGTTGAACACAACCGTGCTCATGTCGATGACCCGCGGCGTTGGCAGCAATTCGAGCCGCGCGAGGAGGCGTTCATCGCCGTCGCCCCGTTCGGGACCTGCGAACCGGGTCCACACGAGGAACACGCGCTTGGACCGGAGGCCAAATTTGGTTGCGAGCTGCCGGATGCGCGGCGCAAGCCGCACACCGAGCCGGTTCGCGAGCGTGCGCGACGCTTCGTTCGGCGTGAGCGGTCGCGGCCGCGGCATGTCACGGGCTCCCGGCGGGTGCGGGCGGTCGCACCGGTGTCGTTGGCACCGCGCTCGCCGATGATGATGCCGATGGGAATGGGTCGACGATGCCGCCCGCGTCGGGCGTGTCGAACCCCGGCTGCGCGGACATCGCCAAATGCGTGCGTGCGAGGCAATCGCGCGGGGTCGGGCTGTCGAGGCACACGGCCTCAACCACGTCGATGACCGTGCGCGCGATGGTTCGCTGCTTCGGGGTGCATGTCATCGCCCCGACGACCACTAACCCGAGCACCGCGAGCGCGAATTGAACATGCCCGGCAACGTACAACCCGACCGCCTTCAGTTCACGACGCATGACCGCCTCCTACCCGTGCATGACCGGCACGTTGAATCCCGACTCGTTGCGCTTGTCCCACGGGTTCGGGTAGATGCCGAGAAGGTTCGCGAGGGAGGCCTGCCACCGTTCGTACTGCCGGTCGAGCGCCTCCTGTTCATCCTGCCGAATCTCGATCTCGCCGACCTTGGTGACGGCGAGCAATTCGAGGTCGTCGATCTTCTGCTGTTCGATTGTGTCGAGGATCTGGACGTGCCGTCGTACCTGCACGAGCGCCGATTCGAGCACGCGGTTCATCGCGCCCTCGACCAGGAACTGCGTTTCGACAGCCGCGGGCGTGCCCAACACGAACGTCATCGCCTCGGCCACGTTGAGGAACCCGAGGTGGTGGCGAATCTTGACCTTCTCGTCTTCGGTGAGCGGCACGACGGCACCTCCTTCACGGCATCAACCGAACATCGACACCGGTTCGTCGGCGGGGTCGAACTCCTGCAACATGATGCCCTGCTGTTGCAGCCGCCGAATGTTGTAGTTGAGGCTGTTGATCTCCTTGCCCTCCTTGAGCCGTGCGCGGAACCCGCCATCGAGCACGATGCCGCCCTTGATGACGCGATACCACTTCGGCTTCGGGGCTTCGGCTTCGGCGTCGGGGTCGGCGATGACCGCCGACCCGACCGTGCCCGCGGTCATCGCCGACGGATCGTCGAGCCGCACGTCGGGGATTGGGCCGTTGCCAAGCACTTGCACGTTCTCGCTCTTGTCGTCCTGTCCGGTTGCCTTGCGCATTGAATGCACCTCCTGCCTCATATCACCCCATCCGAACCGGTGGGGCAAGTCGCCCGACCCGCCGTCGCCAGACGACCGGGCCGGTGCCTCGTACAATAAGGCCGAATCCGCGCGGGTACACCCCGCCCGCGTCGACATCGTGCCACCGTTGCCCGAACTCCTCGAACGTGAGGAACGCACGACGCCCTGCAACCGCCGGGTCCTCGAATAGCACCGCCTCGTCGTCGACCGCGACCGGCACGACGTAGTGGCCCGAGTTCCACTCGGCTGCGTACCCACCGAGCGGTGGTAGCTCGGGATCCCACGCCTGCAACGCGATGACGACGAGCGCCCCGTCGGCGAGCAACCGCTTGATGGTGGCGGGGTCGAGCGTCGACGACGGTTCGACCGTGAGCCCGTGCGCGCGAAGCACCCGCGCCATCGCGTCGAACATCGTGCCGTCCTCGGGTGTCGTGCCCGCCTCGGCCGCGAGCGTCACCTCGGGCACCGCCCGGCCGAAGTACCGCAACACCGCCGCAAGCACCGACGGGCCACAAGTGTAGTCCGTCTGCTGTCGAACGTCGGGCACCGCGGCATCACCAACCACCCGGTCGGCCCATGCCCTCAGTTCGGTCATGGCACTCCACCGACGAGCGCCTGGAACAGCAGTGCCGATGACGCCCCCTCTTCCACGTCACCACCGCGCAGCCGCAACGCCACCACGGCATCGACCGCCTGCTGTAGCGGCAACGGTGCCACGTCGTAGGACGTGACCTTGTTTGCTGCGCTGAGCTGTAGCCACAGGTCGTCGATGAACGCCTGCGGATAGTCGGCCGCGTTCACAACGTCGCCGGGTCGCCATACCTGGGCGATGCCGTCGTGCACGAACGCAACCGGCACCAACACGAGAATCTTGGTCGGGGTCATGCCCCGATGTTACCACGACAACGGGGCGGGCGGTGTCGCCCGACGGATGATCGATCATCCGTCGGGCACCGGTGGGGTTAGTCGAGCGCGTGCTCAATGATGATGCTGCGCTTGTACCGCTCGGGGCCGCCCGACGACACGTCGCTGGGCACCGGGAACGAGGTGGTGATGCTCCACGACGCGGCAACCACGTCCTGAAGGCGATTGAGGGGCGCACGCAGAATGAGGCGCACACGTTCGGTCTGCACTTCGATGCCCGCGTTGACGACCGTGAACTCGCCGACCTTGCCGGTCACACCGGCCTCGGTCACGTACTGCTTCTCGTCGAGGTACTTCTCGACGAGCGCACCACGGCCCGTCACGATGATGCGACCGATGTTGATGCCCGAATCGTTCGTCGTCTCGGCACCGATGTCCTGCGAGTAGAAGGCGTTGGTGCCCGTCGCGATGCGGTCGCCAGCATTCGCGTGGTCCGGTGACTCGTTGTTGAGGAAGAACGCGATGCCCGCGATCGTGCCGATGAAGGCCTCCTGGTAGTACGTGTGGTCGGGCAACGCGGTGTTGAGGCGCTGGAACGCCGGGTCGGTGAACACCTGGGAGTTGCCGTCGGTCGAGATATGGGCGTGATAGTACCCATCCTCGTGTGGCTGCACGTTCGCCTTGCGCAGCCGGTTGACCGCGTTGATGGCGTCCTGAAGGGTGAACGTGTCGGCCGCACCGATCGCGTCGACCGACAGACCGCCACCCGACCGGATGACGCGGGGTGCCTGCGATGACACGACGGGCGTGCGCGCACCGATGCCGACACCGAGCGCGGCGTCGAGCAGCAGCGTGCCGGGGCCATACGGGTCGTCGGGGTCGTCGGGCGTGTACCCGATGACGTTGCGCGTGCCCGCGACACCGACGATGCCGATGGCGAGCGGGGTCGCCGGGCTCACCGGGTTCGGCCGCACCTGTGCACCGGGCACGACGACATCGGTGAAGCCGTTGAGGGCAGCCACGCGGATCGTCGTCGCACCGGCGAGCGCCGGGGCAATCGTGAGCGTCTGCCCGCTCAGGTACGCCCTGAACAGCTCGTTGCGCGGAATGCGGTTGAGCGACTGCCCGGCCTGCAAGCCGAGCTGGTGAATGTTCCGCAGGAACAGGTCGGCGTTCGCCACGACCGACGTGGGGATGTGGGTGTCGATCGTGCCCGCGTACCGGGCGAGCCGCGCGACCCACTGCTCGTAGCTGACCGTTTGCGGAACGGGGTCGGTGCCCGGTGCGATCGGCTTGACGATCGGCTTCAGCAGGCCGGGCCGCGACATAAAAATCTCGGTGCCCGTGTTGGCACCCCATTCCTCGGCGACTGCCTCGGAACGGTACATGAGGGCGGGGAACAGACCATCGTGGAAGGCGCGCTCCAACAGTCCCTGCTGCACGAGTTGCAGCACCGCGGGGGGAACGCCGAGAACAAGTCCACCTGACATCGCGCTTCTCCTTGTGAATGGGTCGAACGATTCGGGCTTCGCGTCGGGGCGTTCCACCTGTTGACCGCCGGTGTGCCGCGTGGGTGCCTGCGCTACGCCAACAACGGAAGGGTGCCACCGTCAACCGGTGCGAGTCAAGCGCACGGATGATCGATCATCCGTGCGCCCGATAGACGACGGCCCCGAACACGTCGCCGCGTCGGGGCCGTCGTCTATCGGGCGAATTGAATACCTACCGCCAGCCGCGCATGCCGCGTCGCTTCAGTTCGGCCGTGACTTCGGCTCGCGTCATCGAGTTCGGTTGACCGGGCTTGAACGTCTTGCCCTGCGGGTTCGTCGATGGGTCGGTCGACGGCGGTGCGGGGGGCGGTGCGGGCTTCGCCTTCGCCGCCGGGGTCGTCGTCGTGATGGGCTTGCGCACCGGGGCAGGGGGCGGTGCCGCGGGTATTGCCGGGGCGAGCCACGGGTTGTCCTTCACGAACTTGGCGAACCACCGGTCGATGTCGCGTTCGTTCATGCGGGCGACCTGCTGCTTCGGCAGCCCCTCGACGTACTCGGCGAACGCACGGCGGGCCGTGTCGAGCTTCAGCCTCGTCGCCCCGTCGACGTGCCGCCGGGCGATGTCGATGATGAGGTTGTCTTGCCGTTCGTACACCCGCGCGATCGCCTCCTCGTGCAGCTTCGCTTCGAGTTCCTCGCGGGTCTTGCGTTCCTTTTCGAGGTCGGCCTGAAGCTGCTGCTCACGGGTCATCTTCTCGCGGTCGGCCTTCTCGCGTTCGGTGCGCAGCCGCGCGAGCTCGGCGAGGTCGGCCTTGATCTTCGTCGGGTCGTCAACCCCGAGTTCGCGCAACACGTCCTCGCGCGCCTTGCGCCGGGCACGTTCGAGCCGTGCCGCGAGCGATCCGTCGGTCGGGGCCGCCGCACGGGAACCGTTGCCGCCGTTCGTCGGTGTCGCAGGCGGGGTTGCCGCCGCGGGTGGTGTCGCGGATGGTGCGGCGGGCGGTGCACCGGCAGGCGGTTCGGCCGCCAGGGCGATGCGTTCGCCCGTCGCGCTCCCTACGAAGTTGTTGGGCAGTGCGGCTGGGGGCGTCCCACCGGCCGCGGGCTGCGTCGTCGTGTCGGTCATGTGCTTCTATCCTCCCGTTTGCACGTCGTCGGTCAGATGGTGTCGTCGGTCGTTTCGAGCACCGTGTCGAGGTCGAGCAGCGCACCGACGAGCAACGTCACCTTGCACCGGGTCACGGCGTCGGCCGCCGCGAAGTTCACGAGGCCCTTCGCCACGTCGAGTGCAGCCTGACCCGCCGCGGGCACACCCGCCGGGGCGAGGATGACCTTCTCGCCGGTCGCACCGCCGACCGTTGCCTCGGCCGCGACGAGGTACACGACCCCGCGGGCGAGGTACTGCGCCGGGATGACGAACTGGTCGGCCACGACCTCTTGCCCGTCGAGCACGACGACATCGCCGCGCGACGGGATGAACTCCACGTCCACTTCCTCGTAGGCGCTCGCCGCGAGCACCACGATGTCGCCGTTGGGGGCGATGGCGATCTGTGCATCGGCCGGGGTCGCGTTCGGGGCCTGGATCGCCAGTTCACCGAGCGTGCCCGCCGCGGCGGTTGCCCGCGCGTAGGCGCGCGTGATGAGCGCTGCCTTGCAGTCGTCGGGGAGCGCGAACGCCTGAAGCGTCGCCAACACCCGTGCCGACGCCGCCGGTGTCTTCATGCGCAGCACTTGCGGCACCTGCCCGCGGAGGATTGCCCCGAGCCCGACCTTCCGCATGAGGTCGGCGAGCGTGTTCGGGTTTACCCGATTGAACGCATCCTTGATGACCATTGCTGAACACCTCTCCCGGCCCGTTACGATTGGCCGCTTGCGAAGTACTCGATGAGAGCCGATCCAGATACCTCGGCGAGCTTCAGAAACTTGGTGTCGTCGAACTCGACGATGTGGAGCCCGTTGATAGGCAACACGGCAACGACGTTGCCGCCCACCCCATCGTCGGTCGTGAGCCGCAGCAGCACCGGCCCGTTCGACTTGAAGTAGAACGTGTTGCCCTTCGTGACGACACCGCCCGTGCCAATCGCTGGCAGAGCGGCATACACCCCGACGGCGGTTGCAATCTGCTGTTGAAGGACCCCGGTCGCCGCGTTGAACCCCTTGGGGTCAGTGCGCAACCGCAGCGGCGCCGAGAACACCGACGCCGGGAACGTCTCGCTGCCCGCGGGCGGGCCGCCGATGAGCGCCCCCTGCATGTTGATCTGCCCCATGGTTCACCTCGCGCCGTTCCGGTTCAACCGCCGAGCTTGAAAGGCTTGTGGGCGTTCTGCCCGAGCGGCCGCGTGCCGATGTCCTCGGCGTCGGGCGGGTCGATCTGCGGGATGAGCCCCGCGGGTGCCGCGTCGGCCATCGACGGCTGCTCGCCGGTCGTCGCGGGCTGCGCCTGCGCGGTGCGAAGGTCGCGCGGCTTCGGGGCACTCGCACCGCTCCCGCGCGGGTTCGTCAAGAAGTTGGTCGGTGCCGCCTTGCCCATGCCTGCGCCTCCTTTGCCGTCACCAAACGGGTTCGTCTTTCCGTCGCCGGGCTTCGTCGCCATGTTGCTACCTCACCGTGGCAGGCTACGTCGTCGCGGTCGCCTGCGTCAACGTGTCATCGTTCACCCTACCCGCATCGGCTTCTTGTTGCCGTCGTTGACCGGGCCTGCGGGCGGCCATGGGTTCTGCTCCTGATACCCGCCCGATGCCTCCTTCGTCGTCTTCGCGACCGGATGATCGGGCACACGTTCGTCGGCCACTACGGTGTCGACCGAACGCCCCGACCGCCGAGCCTCGTCGACGATCTGCGGTGGCGCGGGAGGGGTTAGCTGCGTGAATCGCCCCGCGGCATCACGAGGGGGCGTTGCGGGTGTCGATTCGATGCGGAACGGCTTTCCCATGCCGTGAGGCTACCACCCGCGAACGGGTGCAACAAGGGAGGCCTCAGTACACGGTGTCGGGCGGGTCGTTGTCGGCGGTCTTCGCCTGCTCGGCTGCCTCGTCGAGCAACGCCTGCACGGTCGGCGGAATGTCGGCCGGGGTCGGCTTGTAGTCGGTGTCGATCTCGATGTCGTCGTCGCGTGCGACGTTCCACCAATCGAGTTCCTGACGCAGCCACAAGTTGATCATCCACACCGACCGAACGTCGAGCGGCATCGACCCCGCGGGGGGCGGTACAACGTGCACCGGCGGTGGCATCCCGTCGTCGGCGTTGCGCACCCCAACACGTAGGTGCTCCGCGAACGCCGACGTGCCGTCGACGAATCCGTTGTCGCTGACCGTCGTGCCGTCGCTGAAGTCCCATCGCGCCATCACGTCACCTCGCCCTTATCATTCCGCGGTCGGTTCCGGTTCGGGTGTCGGCTTCGTCTTCGACTTGCGCGGTGCACGCGGCTTCTTCGGGGTCGGTGCCTTCGGTGGTGCGGGGGGCGGGTCGGGTACCTTTCCGCCCGCGAGCTGACCGAGGATGAAGTGGTAGTGATCGGGGTCGCCCCGCGCGAACCACACGAGGTCGTTGACGATGTACTCCAACCCCATGCTGGTGACCTCGGTTGCGTCGCTGTACTCCTTGCCGACGTACTTGCTCAGGAACTTGTCACGCCGCGACTTCTCGTTGCGACGATACCCCGCCCCGAGCCACGTTGCCTTTTCGCCCTTCGTGCGGTTCGCGAGCCATGCCCGCGCGGAATCGCGCAACGTGTCGTTGCCCGCTTCGAGCGCGTGCCCGAGTTCGTGTTCGAGCACGCCCATCCGGTTCGACGCTTCGATCGCGTTGAAGTAGGTGCGATAGCACCCGCGCGACCCGGTGAACGTCAACGCGGGCATCGCCCCGGATGGCGACACCGCAACCGTCTCGTCCACCATCGCGTGAATGAACTCCTCGGCCCGGCTGATGGCCCGCGCACGTTCCTCGGGTGTCGCCGCATCCCGTGTCGTGCGCCCGACCTTGACCTTCGACACCTTCGCCGTGCCGAACCGTTCCGGTGTCGAACGCCGCGTGATGCGTTCGAGGTGCGAACCGAGTGCCGCAACCGCCCGCAGTTCATCAACGTCGGCAATGACACCCGACTCCGGCCGTTCGATCATCTCAATCAAGTCGCGGATCGACTTCGCCCCGTGCTTGCGCAACAAGTGCGTGACTCGCTGGATCGACCGTGCCGCACCCGATGACGCACCCGACATCGTGACCGACCTTGCGAAGTTCTCGACGTGCTGCGTGAGAACGTGGGCGTGCATGTCAATGCCGCGTTCGAGCATCGCTCGCCCATAGGCGACGTTCATGCCCGCCGACGTGTACCCGTGCACTGCCGACACGTCAGCAATGTGGTGTTCCGGGGTGTGCTCCGGTCGCGAGGGATGAGCGAGCGCCGGGTCGGCCTTGCCTGCTGGCTTCGGTGCCGGGGCCGGTGGCGGCGTCGGTGCCGTCGGCGGGGTTGTCGGGGTCGTCGTCTTCGGCGGTGGCGTCGGCGGTGTTGGTGGCGTTGGCGTCGGCTTCGTCGGCGGGGTCGGCGGGGTCGGCGGGGTCGGCGGGGTCGGCGGGGTCGGCGGGGTCTTCCCCTTGTCGAGGTCGACGACCCGCGCAACCGTCCGACGCAACCCGCGCAGCTTGTCGGCCGCAAGTCGGTGGTCGCCGTCGTACACGAACAGCATGCCTTGATGCCGCACGATGACCGGCAAGTCTTCGAGCGCACCCGTCGCCGACCGTTGACCCGCCCGCACCAAGTGCGGGTCACGGATGAACGGCCGCACCGAATCGGCCTCGATGGTCGTGCGGTCGGAGAACAGCCGGTCGAGCGTCACCTGTTGGATCGGTGCGTCCTCGATGCCCGCGTGAATCTGCCGCACGATGTCGGGTCGCGCGAGGTGTGCCGAATCCTCATCCATCGGCGTGCCGAACGGCGAGTCGATCATGCCCCGTTGGGTCATCGCTGCGAGCCGTGCCTCGGCCTCCTCGGGCGACACCGGCGATTCGGTCGGCGGGGTGCCCGGCGGTGCACCGACCGGCGGTTGCGGCTTGCCGAACTGGTCGGGTGGAATCGTCGACAGCTTCGGTCGTGCGGGCGGGCCGCCCTTGCGCTTCTCGTACCGCCACCGGGCCGCAACCTCAGCGTCGGTCTTCGGCTTCAGTTCGTCGGGCACCGGCCACGACAACCGATGCGGCACGACGACCTCGCGATCGTTCGGTCGTGCGGGCGGGTGCATGAACGAACCCGTCCACGTGTCGAACGGTTCGGTGAGCCGCCGGATCTGCCCGTGCACCGCGTAGGAGTCGGCCGCGGTGCGGTCATCGAATGTCGCGCATAGGATCTTCACCCCGTCGCCGAGCTGTTCGTTGGCCTCGTTCATCGTCTGCCAGTTCGCCCGGTTGTTGGCGTAGGCCGTTTCGGTGCGCAGGATTCGTTCGGCCCACACCGTCGCAACACCGGGTTCCTTGCCGGTGAGGAACGGCGACTGCTGGATGATGGCATCGCGCGTTTCCGCCCACGGTCGGCGGGCGAGGTAGTGCGTGCGCAACTGCTCCTCGAACTTGGCGAGCACCCCATCATCGTACCGTTGCAGGATGCCGGGCTTGCCCCGGTGCGGTGCGGTCACTTCCGCACCCGGTTCACCGCTCCCACGCAACCGGTACAACTGCGAGGACTGGTAGCCCGACACCGCCCGGTCGAGCACCGCGGCCTCGTCGAGCCGCAACGCCGATGCCGCCGCCATCCCGTGGTACTTGCGTTCGGACTTCGTGAGAAAGTCGACGGTCGTCTTCGCCGTCGTCTCGGCGACCACCTTGCCGGTGTCGACGACCGTCCCAGCAATCGCCGCGTTGACGCCCTTGAGGGTGTCGCGAAGCTGCCTGAGCGCGGCCTGCGCCTGCACGGCCTCGAACGTGTCGTTGCGGCCGAGCTTGACCGCCGCGTCGATGCGGGCGACCAGCTCCTTCTCGGCCGCCTGCAACGTCGCCTTCACCCGGCGGGTGTACGCCGCGTCGGCGTACTTCTTCGCCATCGTCCGGTTGCGGTCGATGTACTGCCGCACAAGGTCGGCCGCGGGGTCGGTCACGTCGTCGCCTCACCGGTCATGCCGGGCATGATACCGCGCGACGGATGATCGATCATCCGTGCGGGTCAACCGGTGGGTAGTGGCGGGGTCGCTGGCGGGGTTCCACCCGGCGGTTCGGGTGTCGGGGCGAGTGCCGCGGGTGCGGCCGTTCCTGGTGCCGCTGGTGCGCCGGGCGGTGCCGCCGGTTCGGGGGGCGGTGGGGGTGGTGGCGGCGGTGGCGGGGATTCGGCCTCGCCGATCGCCTCGCCGAGCTTCGCGCCCTTCGCCTCGCGCTTCGCCTGGAACTCGGCGATGGTCAGGTCGCCGTCGGGGTCGAGCGTACCATCGGGCTTGAGCAGCGGCCCGTACCCGACCGACGCACGGCCCTCATTGACCGAGACGATCGAAGCGAGGTCGGATGCGGTCAACGCGACCTTCTGCGTCTGCTCGGCCTCGACCGGGTTCAACTCCTCCTCGGGGGGCGGTGTCACCTCACCGCCGGTGCTGGGGAACATCTCGGCCTCGGCCGCCTTCGCCGCCTGGGCCTCGCTCACGATCTCGCCGAACACCGCGTCGGAGTCGAGGCTGTACGCCCGCGCGATGATGTCGACCGCCGCGCGTTGCGACAGCACCGGCTTACCGCCGACCGCGACCGACATGGTTTGCGTGGTGACTTGCATGTCGTTGGTCGTCGGCTTGAAGAACTCGGGCCACGCGACCTTGATGTTGCGCCCCGACCCCGGTTCGCGCTCGACCTCGCGCACCCGAATCTCGCCGGTCGGCAGTCCCGTCAACGGGTCGACGACCGGTTCGCGTTCGATGCGCGGCGGGAGCGTCAAGGTGTAGTGCACCGGTCGCGCGACCTCGCGCAACGTGCCCGTGTCATCGACCGGCTCGAAGTCGACCTCCTGCTCGCCCGCAGCGGTGCCGTATCGGCTGCGCGCACTATCGACCATCTGCGTGAGCAATCGTTCGATGGCACGCCCGTACTGCGTCCGCATGATCGATGCTTTCGACAGCATCGGGGCGTACACGATGCGGAGCGCGACCGATGACGTTCCGGCCGCCGTGATGGTGTTCGGGTCGGGTAGCACGCACTGCGCCGTTTCGAGCGCGGCGTTGCGTTGCGCCTCGAACAGGTTGATGCCGACCGACATCGACGCACCCGACAACTCCATGTAGGAAGCATCGCCGTCCTTGCCGACCGCGAGCGCGTTGTCGGAGCCCTTGCGCACCCCGAACCGCGACACGAGCTGCGGGTCCATCTTGAGCTTCAACGTCGGGTCGAGGTTGAGGCACGCCCCGCGCATGATGACCGAGTTGAGCACGTCAATCGAGTTGCACGACTCGTAGAGATCGGAGTAGTCGCACGACCCGTCGACGTTCGTCGCGTCGTCCTCGGGCAGATTCTGCACCCACACGAAGTGGCAGAACCCGTCGTTGTGAATGAACGAGCGGGCGGTGTCGATGCGCCAATCGGGTTCGCTGTCACCCGCCTCGACCTCCTCGAACTGTACGTCGGCGATCAAAGTCCAATCACGTCGGAACCAAAACCACTTGCGCACGACCTGCTTCTTCTCGCGGTCGAACACATCACGCGGGAACTGATACACCTCCGAGACGTGCGACGGAATGCACTCGTCGCGGTCGAACCATTCGTGCACAAACAGGTGTTTACCGTTGTGCGTGGTTACACGCGGCACGCCATCGACGAACCGCCACGACAACCCGACCGTGCCGACCGACCCGCCGATGTTGCGTGCGCGGATCATGACCGTTGGCAGGTTCGCCTCGACAGCGAGCGCCTGCGCGAAGTCCTGCGTCGCGGGGTCGTTGTCCTGAATCGTGGGCCACCGGTCGTGCCCGAACAGCAACCCGGTGAAGGCGTTGACGATCATGCGCGCGAGCCGGTAGGGCGCGTTGGGCCGCCGCATCTCAAGCGGCACGTAGTGTGGCGATTGATGCATCGCGAGCATCGGCTGCGATGTCGGCGGGCCAGGGCGGATCATGCGCCCCGAAAAGTCGAACATCTTGCCGTCGTGTTGCGTGCACCGGTAGAACCGCTCGCGAAACTCCAACTCGCGGTATCGTTCCGACGACACGAACGACTTGGCGCTGAACTCGCCGAACGTCGTCGCGTTGATGCCGAACGAGGACGGCACGAGCGTCGACTTGCCGGGGCCGGTCACCGCGCCGGCCGATTGAATCGGGCCTTGCGTCGGAAGTGCGAACACGTTGCCCATTAGAACGCCCTCGCTTTCATCATGCGCGCCTCGACGCTACCCGCGGGCGGTTGCCGCGCGGGTGCGGGCGGTGTCGGTCGAGGCCGCGGTTCGAGCATCGCCGCGGCCTCCGGTGTGATCGGGTCCTGCACTGGCATCGCGTCGACACCATCGCCGTGTTCGGGCATGCGTGGTTCGGTGTCGTGCATGCCGATGATACGCTCGCCGAGGTCGGTGAGTTTCTCAGCGAGCACAAGCACCGTCGCCCCTACGATACCCCGCACCGATGCCATCATGCGCCACCCCCACCACCGACACGAATTCCGCCAAACATCTTCGGTGCATCGTCAAGAAAGTAGCGGGCCGATAATCGCCGAATCGTCATCGCGCACCTCCGATGAGCGCGGCACCGAACACCGGCGGTCGTCGTGGTGGCGGGTTCGCAGGCGTGTACGGAGTCGCCCCGTCATCGGGCGTGAGCGAGGCCGAGTCCCAGGCGAACAGGCCGCCGGTCGCAACCGCGAGCGCGGTCATGCCGTCGATGAACAGCGACGATGGGGCGACCGGTCGCAAGTCGGTCGGCACGCCGATGCCAACGACGTTCGGGCGCAACGCACCTGTGGTGAGATAGCCGGGCATGCGGGAAGCCTACCACCGCACCCGGCGGTCGGTCACTACGCCGGTGCACCCGACGCATCGACCCAACCGGCACCGGTCCACCACACGGGCTTGCCGATGGTCGTGTCGAAGAACATCGACCCCGTGACCGGTGCCGCCGGGCGGCTCAGTGTCGCACCGGATGGGGCCACGAACTCGGCGAACCACGCCCGGCCCGTCAGCCGTGCGATCGTGCACGTCTTCGCCCCGGCGTTGTCCTTGAAGTAGAACTCGGTGAGGTCGACCCGCCAACCGTACCCGACATCGACCCCGCCCGTGATGAGCCGCACCGCGAACCGGTCGCACTTGACGCGGGCGAACGCACCGTTGGCCCCGTCCTGCAATCCGCTCACCGGGTCCTTGCCATAGACCACGATGCCGTCGCCCTCGACGTTCGTCGCGTCTCCGTCGCCCTGCCACGCGCCTTGACGCCACACCGCGTTCGCCGCCGGTAGCACGCCCTGTCGGATGTCGCGAAGCTGCGGCCGCCCGTAGGGGTCGAGCCCGCCAGCGAACAGCGCCGGATCACTGCCGAGCGCCCCGGCACCGTCGAAGTAGGCGACCGTGTTCGGGGTGCCTGCCGGGGGAGCACCTCCGCCGATCGCCACCCATGCCGCGCCGTTCCACACCACGTGCGCGCCGATCGTGGTGTCATAGTACAGACACCCCACGGGAACCGGGCCGAACAACGTCGCCGGGCGGAACGCCGTCGGTCCACCTCCGCCGTTGTAGCCCCACGCAATGTTCGCCACCGCCCCGGCAAACCCCGGCATCGCCGGAAGCTCGAACGTGCCATCGGTTTGCATGGCGAACACGGCGGTAGGGTCCACCCCATCGTTCACAAGCCACCCGTCGATCCACGTCGAACCGGCGATGCACGCACCGATGATCACGCTTCCGATCCCCGCGCGCACGATGGGCCCTTGCGGGGGTCCGCCCATGGCGCCGAACGATCCCCCGTTAATGCCCGCCACCACGAACTGGGTCGCATCGGGCACAACGATCGCGGGAGCCGTTCCGAAGTTGGCAACGAACGCATCCTTTTCGATCGCGAACGACGCCGGGGATCCGCCGCCGGGTTGCGTGAACGTCAACGCCGGGCCGCTCGTGCCGTGCAACGCGAGCGCAACCCCACCACGCACGCCAAGGCAATCATGAAGCACCGCGCCGTCAGCAACGTCAACGATGGTTCCCGATGCGTTGCCGAGGATGCCCTCGAACGTCGCACCCTTCACGTCATAGATGCCCGGCGGGATTGCATACGGGCCGCCGAACTGGCTCGCCAGGATCGTCGCCTCGCCATACCCGAACTCGGCGAGCAACATCATCACTTCGGCCCATGTCACGGCATCGCCCGCGCCATCCGGCCGCCAGTTGATTGTCCCGCCACCGCCGCCGCCCCCTTCAGCCGCCGCGCCCATCAACGCATCGACGGCCGGAACATCATCGCCCTTCAACCGTCGGGCAATCGCGATCGATGCCGCCTTGATGATCTTGGGCGTCGGGTCGACGAGCTTGCCGCCCGCGGATTCGAGCCGGGCGATCGTCGCCGCTTCCGTCACCGTGTCGAACGTCGACCCGGCGTTGTGCGTGGTCGTTCCGATGCGCGTGGTGTTGAGCAGGAACTTGGTTGCCATGCGGCGAGCCTACCACTCGCCGGGGCAAGGTGTCAGCCGTCGGTCACTTCGGCGGGAAGTCTACCGCGATTGCGACACCGCCGACCACAGCACCCGCAACCCGATGGCGGTGCCGTAGATGCTGAGGCCCAGGTAGCCCTCCATCGTGCAGTTCAGCTTCGATGACCCGATGACCGTCACCCCGCCGTGCGGGTCGACCGGCCGGTCGGCGTACTCGATGACCGAGCTATCGGCCGCGAGGCCGCCCGAGATGGTGCCGACCTGCCCGCTGTGCATCGCGAGCCGGAACGTGCCGCGGGATTCGGTCGCCTCGGGCACCGGTTCGAGCCGCATCGCCCAGTTGATGGTGCCGAAGTCGGGCACGACGTAGATCAGCATCGGACACCCGCGGGTGCCAACGAGCCGGGTGTATGGGGTGCCGCGGCCCCAATCCCGGCGGAAGAACCCCGACACCGCGTTGCGGCCGAGTAGGTGCGGCTCGACCGGCAACGTCACGCCGCCGTGACCGTGCAGCAGGCCGATCGCCTTCTCGCCCTCGATGATGTCGCCGACCGGGAACTTCCCGCTCGGGTCCCAGACCACGATTCGATGTTGCATCCCTATCCTCCTGTTGGGGTGCGTGTTCGGTTGTCAACGTGTCGCGTTCGCCGCCGCGAGCCGGTACACGTCCTCGGGGAACCCCGACGGCACGCCCACGGGTGCACCACCGGGCACCACGACATCGACCAGCAAGCGCACCCGCTTGCCCTCGTGCGTGGCGTACTTGACCCGCATCTTTGCGCCGGGCACCCCGGCCGTCGCCGGGGCGTCAACCTCGTGGATCGTATCATCGACCTCGTACTTGACGCCGCCGATGTCGATGGTGTGCGGGAGCTTGGGGGCCTTGGGTGTCTCGTCAGCCATGCGGGAAGGCTACCGCGTCGCCGCCGGGCGGTGCAACCCGCGACGGATGATCGATCATCCGTCGCGGCGGGGTCGGATGTACTGCCAACCGCCGACGACCCGCCACTTGCGTTCGATGCGGTGCTTGAACTCCTCGACCGAGGACTCGACGCCGCACGTCGCCAGCTCGACCCAGGCGCGACCAAGCTCGGGCCACGTGTGGAGCGCCGCGTGCGATTCGGCGATGACGACGATGCCCGACACGCCACCGCCGGGGAAGTCGAACCGGGTCGAGGTCAGCACCGTCATCCCGGCAATGCCGTTGCACAACGACACGAACTCGAACCACGCCGCCGTCGGGTCGGTGAACGGCCCTTCGACGATGGCTGATGCACAGTAAACCGCGGGCGTCATCATGGCTTCCGAAAGACTATCGCATACTCGTGCACACGGGGAGCGATGCGCTTCGTGTTGAAGTCGGCCGCGAACACCTTGGGCAACCCGGCGATGAGCCCTTCGACGATCCACTGGTCATGCACCGCCCACCCCGCGCGGGTGAACACCTCGATCGTGTCGGTGTGATACGGGTAGAACTGCCCACCGGTGCGGAAGTCCGACACGTTGACGACATGCCACGCACCGGGCTTGAACTTCGGCAACCACGCCCGCGCGACATCGCGCATCCCGTCGAGGAACTGCTCGTAGGACTTGCCGACCCCGAGCTGCGCCGGGTCGTCGTCGTAGTGCTCGATGTCCCAATAGGGCGGGCTGTGGAACGAGAAGTCACCGATGCCGTCGGGGATTCGGGCGGGGTCGCGGCTGTCGCCGTGGAACACCTCGATGCGGGTCGGCGTCGGGCCGAGCTTCGCCCGCACCGCTTCGATGTACCGCACGAACTTCGCGCATGCGTCGAACCCCCAGTAGTGCAACCCGTACCGGTGCGCGACCTGCATCTGCACGCCCTGGCCCATGAACGGGTCGAGGTACGTTTGCCCCGGTTCGGCATAGTACTTGACGAAGAACTCGACGAGTTCGGCGGCCATGACCGAGAACGTCTCGGTGCCGTCGCTGTGCATGCGCGGCCCCGACCCGCCGAGCTTGATGGTCGCCGGTGCACCCGCCTCGCGCGCCTTCGGTCGGTCGACGCCTTGCCCGGTGTTGCGCCCGTGCTCCGCGGAGTAGTGGAACATCGACCGCGACAACGCACCGCGCGTCAACCGCAACACCGACAACGGCATGAACCCGAACCGGCGTTCGATGCCCGCGCGTGCCGCGGCCGATTCCTTGAGCGATTCCTTGAGCGACGGCATCACGGCCTCCGAAAGACGATCGCGTACTCGTGCACTTTGGGCGCGATCCGTTTCGAGTTCTTGTCGGCCGCGAACACCCGCGGCAACCCGGCGATGAGCCCTTCGACGATCCAGATGTCGTGCACCGCCCATCCGGCCCGGCGGAACAGCGACACCGTGTCGGCGTGGTACGGGTAGAACCGACCGTCCTTGCGGAAGTCGTTGACGTTCACCACGCACGTCGCGCCGGGCTTGAACTTCGGCAGCCACGCCCGCGCAACCGCCTCCATGCCCGCGATGAAGTCGGGATAGGACTTACCGATGCCGAGCTGTTCGGGGTCGTCGCCATACCACTCGATGTCCCAATAGGGCGGGCTGGTGAAGCAGAAGTCGCCGATGCCGTCGGGTATCGGGTCGGGGTTCTTCGAGTCGGCGAGGAACGTGCGGATCGTCGTCGTGCCCGTGTCGATCTTGGCGCGCACGGCCTCGATGTACCGGAAGAACTCCTCGCACAAGTCGAACCCCCAGTAGTGCAACCCGTACCGGTGCGCGACCTGCATCTGCACGCCCTGGCCCATGAACGGGTCGAGGTACACGTCGCCCGGTGCCGCGTAGTACTTGACGAAGAACTCGACGAGTTCGGCGGGCATGATCGATGCCCCGGTGCGCGACGTTCCCTTCTGCGAGGTGAGCACGCCGCCGATGATGCCGAGCTTCTTGCGCTCCGCGGCCGACGCCTTGCCCTCCGCGGACTTCGCGAGCCTCATGCCCGCATCGCCCGCGTTCGTCACCGACCGCCCCTTCTCCTCGCCCTGGTAGTTGAACATCGACCGCGACAGCTCGCCGCGCGACAGCCGCAGCAGCGACATGGGCATGAACCCGAACCGCCGCAGCAGTTCGCCGCGCACGACCGCCGATTGGTTCAGGGACTCACGTAGCGACGGCATCGGTGCCTCCTTCGAGGGCGAGCCATGCCGCGAGCACGTCGTCGAGCATGACCGCCTGCGATGCCGCCCGGCGTCGGTTGTACTCGCGCACGAACGCTTCGTAGGTCGACCGGCGCACCCGCCCCGCGTAGTCGCCGAACAGGAACTTGACGAACCCATCATCGGAGTCGTCGCCGGTGTTGCCACCGGCACCCCACGGGTCATCGGCACCGGCACCGGCCGTGCCCGACCCGACCGCCGGTTCGAGCAGCCGTTGCAACTCGGCCTCGGAGAACCCCGTCACGAGGGCATCGTCGAGGTCGAGGTCACCGAGCACGTCGGCGAGCAACCGCTCATCCCACCCGCCGACCTCGGCCAGCTTGTTATCGGCAACGATGTAGGCCTCGGCCTCGCGTTCGTCGGCGAACGTCACGCCGCGCAGCACCGGCACAAGCCAGTCGCCGTGTTCGTCGACGATGATGCGCCGGGGCGGTTCCTCGCCCGCGTCGCGCATCTGGAGCAGCACCTCCAACCGGCCGTGCCCGGCGACAAGCTGGGTGCTGGTCGCGTCCTCCACGAGCGGCAGCACGAACCCGAACCGGTCATAGCTGCGCCGGATGCTGAGTAGGTCGTGTTGCTTCGGGTTGCGGGGCCACCCTCGTAGCTGCCCGAGTGGTACGTGTTCGAGGCGTGCGATGTCGGTCGGCGGTGTCGCCGGGTTGGGTTGCTTGGCTCGTCGCATGTCAACCGCGCTCCTGCTCGCGGTGCCGACGATCGGAGCACGACCCGCGGCCGCGAGCAAGATGACACCCCGCCCGCGACATGACCGGCAGGAGGGGGGGCGTTGACCCACCGAGGAGAACGGGCGGGGTGTCGGCGGGAACGGTATCAGTCGGAGTCGGCCCCGTCGAGCATGCGCAACGCATCCTCGAACGCCGCAAGGAGCGGCGGCCATTGCGGCACCGCCGGGCAACGCGGGTTGTGCGGTTCATCGATCGCCATCCGGTCGCAATGCGGGCAGGGCGCAACGTCGCCGAGCATGCCCCGTTCGAGGGCGACCGCCGACCGGGCGTACTTCAACGCCTCGTTCCACCGCCCGCGGTTCATCATCGACACCGCGAGGAACGCATCGCCACCGGCGTCGGTGCCGTCGACACGAACGCCCATGCACTGTTGGTAGACCTCGACGATGCCTGCGCGGATCGTCGCCGGGTCGGGTCGCAACCGCCGGGCCATCACAGGCCTCCGTTCGCCGCCATGATGCGGCTGTAGGCGGGCAGCATCATCGTGTCGCCACCGCACGACGACTCGGGCGGGCCGCCGCTCGCATGCCACTCACAGCACTTCAGCATCGTCGGGTTGTGCGCGGCGTTGAAGTCGTGGCACACCTTGCACGCGACCGCCCGCGCGTCGGTCCAGTAGTCGAGCCCGGCGAGGTGCATCTCGATCGTCCACACCGACCGACGGCGGGCGACACCGATATGCGTCGGCCCGGCGATGAACCACGACGACTCGGGCGGGCTCGCGGCTTCGAGGTCGGCAAGGAACCGCAACGCTGTGGCGCGCACGGTGCGGCGTTCGGCGAGCACGAGCGACAACGTGAGCCGCACGATGTTGTCGCTCGGCGGTTCGTGCGTGTTGACCCATGCGCAGGGAATGTTCGGTCGTTCGGTGTTCTTCGGTGTCGTCATGTCGGGTTCTCCTTGCAACGGCATCATGCCGCCTTCGCCTCGATGATGCGGGCAGTCTTCGTGCCGACGCACAGCACACCGGGGTACACCCGCACGAGCACGGCCCACAGCTTCCCGCGGTCGGCGACCGGCACCCGGCGCACCTTCGCCTTGCCGTCCCACCGCCACCAGTTCGCGTGGGCCGCCTTGTTCCACTCGTCGTTGAACGGAGCCGCGACGAGCAGCATCCCGTCGGCCTCGGTCACGATGACCGCCCCGAACTGCGCCGCGATCGTCGTTGCGAGCTTCCGGTAGCCGAGCGCGTGGATGCACGCGACGAACCGCGGCACGTCGTCGCTCGACCGGTTGCACGCGATGCGGTGCACGAGCTTGTTCGCCCATGCATGCGGGTCGGTCGGCCACGCGCCTTCGAGTTCAAGCCGCGCAACCGCGGCCCAATCGGGTGCCGCCTGCGCCTCGCCGAACCCGTGCTTCTTGCGGCAGTCGGGGCCGATGCCCGCCTCGACCGACACGGCGTCGAGCAGCGGGCGGCCGCAGCAGCAGCAATGGGTCGCGAGCATCGTCGTCGCGGGTGCGTTCTCGTAGTCGCTCATCGTCGGGGTTCCTTTCGTCGGGGTCGTCGGTGCGTCGGGCAATGCGGCTGCCCGCACTGATCAGAGGCGAAAGTTCTATGCCGACGCGGCACGCCGGGCAAACTTTCGTGTGATAGGGTGCGATACCAAGGAGGCCCCACATGGTCATCAAGCGAAACGTCACGATGAACGGTACAACGAAGGCGGTGCACCTCGGATGGGAACGGCAGATGCCCGACCCGCGCGATGAACACTACCGGTTGAAGCTGCACCGGGCGATGCTCGCCGCGTCGCAACCGCGGTTCGACAACCGCGAGATCTGCTCGCCGGTCGAGGACCAAGCCGACCTCGGGTCGTGCACCGCGAACGCCTTTGCTGCCCTCATCGAAGCGAACGAGCTTCGGGGCGGAACGCCGATGCTCGCCGGGCCGTCGGTGTCGGTCAGCACGCCGACCATGACGACCGACGGTTCGATCGTGTTCACGACAACCGTCAAGCCGTCGGCCGCACCCGCACGAACCCTCGTCGACGTGTCGCGGCTGCTGCACTACTACGCCACCCGCCGGTTGATGGGCACGACCGGGCAGGATTCCGGCGCATCCTTCCGCAACACGATCCGAGCCGGTGTCGTGTACGGGGTCGCCGACGAGAAGCTGTGGCCCTACAACCCGGCGCAGTTCACCGTCAACCCGCCCGATGCGGTGTGGATCGAAGCCGCCCGGCACAAGGTCACGAGCTACCACGCCATCGCGAACGCCGACCTCGAAACGATGAAGGCGACGCTGTGTTCGCGGTTCCTCGTCGGGTTCGGGTTCGCCGTGTACGATGCGATGCTGTCGGCCGATGTCGCGTCGAAAGGCATCCTGTGCCGACCCGCGGCCGGGGAGCAGTTGCAGGGCGGGCACGCCGTCGCCCTCGTCGGGTACGATGACGCAATGCCGATGCCCGACGGGTCACGGGGGGCGTTCCTCGTGCGCAACTCATGGGGGCCGAAGTGGGGCCTCGGCGGGTACTTCTGGATGGCCTACAACTACGTCGCCGACCCGCGGCTCGCCGCTGACTTCTGGGTCGTGCAGTCCTCCCCGCTCTGAACCGACACGACCTCGTTCTTGCCGCCGAGCATGCACGCCCAGCACACGTGCTTCGCATCGCACGCCTCCCGATGCGCGTCGAGCGCGGCACCGACGACACCGGTGCCGGGGCAATGGTTCTCCTCGATGTCGAACTGCACGTCGTAGTCAACGTCGTCGGGCACCTCGACCTCGATCGTGTAGCTGCACCGCACCTTGACCTTCATCGCCGCCCCGGTGGCTTCAACGGCAGGTTGCGCAACACCGCCGGGGTCTCGACCTCGCGACCCCGCGGCACGACACCGCGCGACACGAGGTTCGTCGTGCGCGGGTCGACGATGCCCTCCCGGTCGGCGATCGTTCGCACCCACTCGCGTTGCCGTTCGGTGAGCGGCCGCTTCCGCTGCGTCACCTGTTCGAGCATGTCGTTGAACGCCGCCGACGTGTCATCGTCGATAGCGGGGTCGTCCAACACGGCACGCAACAGGTCGGCATCGGCCGCCGCATCGTCGCCCTGCCGGGAATCGTCAAGCACGTCGCCAATCGCGGATCGCATCGTAACCTCACGAAACGCAAAGGGAATCGGTCAACCGCAGCAGTACCACTCAACCCCGCCCTGCACGATGCCCGTTGACTTGCACCCGAGGCACCCTTGGTTCGGCATCGTGCCGGGCATCTGCCCCCACAACCGACCCGGTGCGTTGCACAGCTCACCCGACGCCGCATCGTCGTCATGCCGCACGCACGAACATGCCTTGCCGTTCGCGTTCACAATCGAACAGGTGCCGCGTTCGCACGGCACGCCGTCGCACGCCGTCGCACCGCACTCGTTCACGACCGACCCCGAGCATTGCCGCACCGGGTCGCCGGTGCACAACGGCATCGCGCACGCCGCGTCGACCGGCGGTGCAACCGGCGCATCGGGGCCGGGCGTCTCATCAGCTACGTCGGGCGTCTCAGCGTCGGGGCCGAACGTCTCGTCGCCGGGTGGGTTCGTCTCATCAACGGCCGCGTCGATGACGATGCCCGACGCACCGAACAATCGCGCCTCATCCGACCCGCCGCATGCGACGAGCACAACCGCGCACAGCATCCACAACCACCGGTTCATCGGTTCGCCCCTTTCGTTGCCATGACCTGCACCCCGTAGCCCGTCTCCGTTTCCTCGACGACGAACCACACCCGCGTGCCGTCGTCGAGCACGAACACCGGTTCGGTCGACGTGCCGCCGCGGCCGTTGTCGAACGGGTTGAGGTGCACCTCGACAATCGTTCGCCCTCGCAGTTGGCACAAGCTCATCGTCGGCATGCCCGCATCATGCCGCGGCCACGTCAACGCGCCATGATGTCGGCGACCGACAACCCGCCCGGCACCGCACCCGCCTCGTCGCCCTCGCCGTCGGCAACGCCGACCCGCGCGACGGAACCGAACCCGCACTCGCGCGCTTCCTCGCGGGCGAACCAGCACGCCATGAGCACGTCCTCCGTGTGCGCGGGGGGCGGCTTGTAGTACAGCATCGCGTCGATCCATTCCTGTACCGGCTCGGGGCAGTTGCCCGACGGATCGTTCGGAATGAGCCACGCCCCGTTCTCGATCTCGACGAACAAGGCCTCGACCCCGTGCTCCGGGTGCACCTTGTTCCGGCCCGTCGTGTGCGCCCGCACAAGCAACGCCGCGTTCTGGTCCAACGCGAACTGGATCAGGAACTCCTGCGCGGCATTGTTCTCGACCCGCGCGATCGAATTGAACCGGCGGGTCTTGTCGGCCAACCGGCGCACAATCTCGGGGCCGGTCCACCGGCCCGACTCGATGTCGAGCGGCACCCGCACCCCGTTCGGCATCACACGGAACGTGAAGAACGACGTTCGCGCGTGCTCGTCGGTCTGACCGACCGCGAGGTCAACCCCGGTGAACGTCGCATCCTCGCCGTCGTACTTCGGCACCAACCCGAACACCCCGGCCTCGCGTGCGCGGGCCTTGCACCGTTCGATCCATTCGCGCTTGCATCGGGCGTCCTCATCCGACCGCGGCCGAATCTTGTATAGCTGCGCGTACTCGAACGCGGGCATCGAGGACTTGATCTCGGCAAGCACGTCGGCCGAGAACCGGGTCGGCCACAACGGCACCGTCTCGTCGGCGTCAAACTCACCAACGTCGTGCGCCGCAAGCCGGTACACCTCGCCCGGCTTGCGCGACGGCCGAATGTCCGGAGTGTCCCATCCGGGATCGGCGTTCGCCACCTCGATGTCACCCTCCGCGGTCATCGTCAACGTCGGCCACCCCGACGCCTCAAGCGCATACGTCAGGTCGTCGGGGTGCCATGCGGTGTTCGTCACGACAATCTTCGACCCGCGCACGTCACGACGCGATAGCACCGTCGTGTCGAACCACCGCTTGACCGCACGGCGGCCGTGCGGCGTTCGCGTGTTCTCCTCATCGAGAATGTCGTCGACGAGAATCCACGACAACCGCGACCCCGGCAACGCTCCACCGTACCCGACGGCGCACAACGACGGGTCGCGGATTCCGGCCGGGCGGGCAACGCACAGCTTCACCTGCGTCCACGGGTCGTGCACGTTGGTCGACGGCCGCAGCTCGGGAAACACTAACCGCAGCTCGGGGAACTGGTCGGGCTTGCCGATGTAGTCGCGCACGATGCCGACGACCTTCGACGCCTGCTCCTGCGTCGCGGAGATGACCGCCCCGCGGGCCGTGTTGTCCTGACCCAACAACTGCATCGACAACGCCGACATGCAGTACGTCTTCGAAAACCCAGGCGGCATCCGCACTACGCACCGATCATGATGCGACACGAACGAAAACAGCACCCGTTGATGCGGAGTCGCTTTGATGCGCCGTCGCTCGCCGTGCTCCTCACGCATCACGAACGAAAAAAACGACGACGGGTCGCGTCGCCCTTCCGCCGCGCGGCGCAACAGGCCCGCCAACAACAACTGGTCCCGCTCCTCAAGCCCGACGTGCACCGACCCCGCATCGGCCGGGGCCGCATCGTCGGCATCGGGCATCGCCGCGTCGGTGTCGTGTTCCGGGTGTCGCAATCGCCGCATGCGTCAACGATACCACACCCGCGTCGGATGATCGATCAGCCGTCGCGCCACAACCGACGCACCCGGCCGAACGCACGACCCGTCAACACCTCGTCATCAACCGTCACCTCGACAAGCGGCGAACTCGCCGGGTCGCCGTCCAGCTCGCCCGACGTGCACCACGCATCCGGCTCGCCGTGCGCGCATTGATTGCACAACGACACGACCCCGCGACACCGCGCCTCCTCAACCGCCGCGTCAATCCCGTCGGCCTCGACCTCCGTGTGCATCGAGATCGTCACGTTCGTCACGAACACGTACTTCGACACCGCCGTCACCTCCGCACCAAGCATCATGCCGCGCGGCATGATGCTCGCACACCGAAAGGAGTCCCAATGTCGCACGGCCCAACCAAACCGAACCTCATCGCCCGCGTCGCCGAACTCGAACAGGACATCGCCGCCGTCACCCGCGCTCACGTCGCCGCCGAAGCGCGCCTCGCTGAGGTCGAAGCGCTGCTCATCCAAGCCAACGACCGCATCAACACCCTGCTCGCCGACCGCGAACACGCCGAACGGCTCGCCTCAGACCTCACACGGCAACGTGACACCGCCACCACAACCGCCGCACAACGCCAACTCACCATCGACGACCTCAACTCGCGCCTGCACCACGCACTGTCCGCGATCCACGACCTCGCCCGAACAGCCGACCCGTACCCGCGCTCACCAACTACCTGACCCCGCATCGCCCCGTAGCCCGCGGCCCCCTCGCCCCGCATCGCACGCACACCGCCCGGCATCGTCGTTGCCCCGTCGCCGCATCGTCGCCGCATCGTTGGAGCCCCGTAACGGTGCGCCTGAAGCACCGTTTCCAGTTGCAGCAGTACTGCACCTGAGAGGCCAGAATCGAGTTGCACAGTGTCGGTGGCCCTGCCTGCCTCTGGCCCCCCCTCCCCCCTTCCCCACCCCCGGCCCCCTCGACTCCCCAGGAACGCCGCCCCCCTCACTCACCGCGAACACCCCCAACGTCGTGCGGGGGGCTCCCCCCATCCGTGACACGGGGGGCGTGCCCTCGTCGACGGGCGGGGTCGAGGGGTCGATGCAGGGGGGCGGGGTGTTCGGGTCGGGGCGACGGATGATCGATCATCCGTGGGGGTGGGTGACGAGGGTCGTCACGATGCGAACGGCGGGGAGGTGACTCTCGCGCGTGCTTGACAGGTGCGTCGGAATGCACCCCGCATCCGGGGCGAGGCAACCATCGGGGCGGTCGGGGTCGTCACGATGGGGTGGGCGCGGTCACGAGGGACGGCGCGATGGGTCGTCGGTCGGTGCGTCGATGACCGTGCGGGTCGGTGCCGGGGCGAGCAGCGCGGCCGCCCGTGCCCGTGCACTCAGTTCGAGCTGTTCGGTCACGATGTCGTCGATGGCGTCGGTGTCGAGGTGCTGCACGACCGCGACAAGCGCCTCGCGCACCGTCACCGACCCCGTGATGTTGATGCCGACCGGCTCGATGGTGCCGACGACGCGGGCGAGGAGCTGTTCGTGCCGGGCGATAGCTGACCATGGCTTCCGCTCCTGCGCTCGCATCCTCACGAGGTCGGATTGCAACCGCGCTACCTGCTCGGACTTGTATCGCCCGCGGTCGGCCTCGAACTGCTCGGCCCGTTCGTTCTTGACCTTGCGTATCCACTCATCGGTGAGGTCGGCCGTCATGCCGAACCGCTCCGCGGTCGCCCGTCGGATGGTCGCCCCGTCGGCTCCGCTGTTGAGCAACTGGTAGATGAGCGCCCGCCGTTGCTCCCGCTCCTCGGGCGTCGGCAATCGTGCACGCACCCCGGCGACCTCGGCTTCGGTGCCTCGCGCCGGGCCGGTTCGTGACCATCGCTCCCGGCCTTCGAGGCCCGGCGTCGACCGGTTCGGGCGGGTCGGGGCGGGTGCGGGGGGGCGGGCGGGCGAGGGCTTGCTGGGCCGATCCATCACCTCAATGTGGCATAGCGACCCCTTCGGCGCAACGGCATGTTCGGGTGTCGCCCATTGCAGCGGCGTGTTCGGTGTTGGTTCGCGGCCCTCTCGGTGCGATGTCGTGTTCGGGTGTCGTCGAGACGCGGCCGCATCCGGTGCACACGAACTGCCGCTTGCCCGACGGGGAGGTGGCTCGGATGAGCGCCCACCGCCCGTCGCCGCGGCCGTGCTCGGCCATGATGGCGAGCATATGGTCGGCTTCCGTGTAGTCCGACCGCCGTTCCTCGGGCGGCAGCTTGTTGAACGGCGTCGATGCCTGCCGACGCCACCGGGTCGTGAGATCCGACGGGATGATCGTGCACCCGGCGTCGGGCGTCGACTTGTCGAACAGGTATCGCATCCACCCCGACCACGCCTCGTGGGCGTACTCCGCGAGCTTGTCGCGCACCGCCTGCGGCACCGTCGCCGCCCCGAGAGCTTCGATGCCCCGTTCGAGGTCGGCGAGCGGTGCGGCCGGGCCGTCGGCCCTCACCTCGAACGTGATGCACCGCCGGTCGATCTCGATGCGCTTGATGGGCACCGTGCCGTCGCCGGATGCGAGCACCGCAAGGGCGACCGCCTGCCCGGTGCGCTTCGCCACGTCGGCTCGGGTGCCCGCGTGCCACCACGAGGGCCGGATGCTGTGCTCGGCCCACTTGGTCGGGCGGGTCACGGCCTCGTAGGCTTCGAGGGTCATCGGCGGTTCGCCGATACGCCGCGAGTAGGCAACGTGGTGCTCGTAGGCCCGCACGAGGTCGGGGTCGGGGCTGTCGGCAACCGGCGGGTCGCGCGGGTCGTAGTTGACGGATGATCGATCATCCGTGTGGGGGGCGGTCGGCGGGTTCGGGTCGGCGGGCACGACACCCGCCCCGTGCGGGGTGTGGTCCCGGCAGTCGCCGAGAAGGTTCGTGCGCCCCTTGTCGCACCGGGGCGGGTCGCCGAACTTCGCACCGGCCCGAAGGTGCTGACACAGCGGGCATTGCTGCGGGTGCAACCGGGCGTTCGACAGGGCCGCATCGACGGCCCACCGCGCCCACGATTGCTCGTCGCGGGCCTTCATCCGTGCCTCACGGATGGCGACCGCCTGCTCGAACGTCGCGGCACCGGGCTCTTGCAGCAGCGTCGCCGGGGTCGCTTCCTGTTTCGGCTCCTCGTTTGAGGGCGGTGGCGGCGCATCCGAACCGGGGCCGCACACGTCAACTGGCATCGGTCTGAGTCTCACTTCGGTCCTCCCTTCGCTTTCACGGGCTGCGCGCCTGCACTTTCGCCCATCAGGTCGGTCGTGGTCGCGCATGAAGGCGTTGTAGTCCCGCATCCACGTGCGAACGCCGCAGAACCGGCATTGCAATCGGTCGTCGCCCATCGCTGCCTCCTACACGAACGAGAGCACCCGCACGACACGGGAGCCGGGCTCGACCCCGGCGTGGCTGTCAAACTCGGCGAGGTCGCCGTCGGGGTACTGCTCGGCCTCGACGAGCACCGGTGTCACCCGGCGGTAGGAATGATCGGCCGCGGGCACGACGAGGATTGCGTGACCGGGCGTGTTGGCGAGGAACTTGATGAGCTGTTCGGCGGTCATGGCGGCATCATGCCGCGGGAGGGTCAGCGAACCCGCACGAGGTACGGCAGGCCGCCGAAGTCGGGGCCGTCGACGATCTCCCACCGCTTCCAGCAGGGCATCGCCGCGGCGGGGTTGCGCCGCACGAAGACGGCCGCCTCGTAGGCGTCGACCGCCTCGAACACGGTCCAACCGGTCGTGCCGAACGGTTCGAGGCGGAACGGCACCTTGGTCACAGGGGTGGGGGTCTTCGTCGAGGGGTTCGTCGGGTTGACCGGAAACGGTTGCACGCCGCGTGCCGTCAGCCGTTGGCGGCAACGAACGCATCGCGCACCCGGCGGGCTTCGTCGGCCGTCGCGAACAGGCGGTCGGTCAGGCCCTTCTGCTGCCGGAAGTTGCGCGACACGATGCCGTACTCGGCATCGTCGACCTCGGGGTTGTGGCCGGGAATCGACACGACGACCCACTCGGCCGTCGTGCTCACCCGACGCCGGGTCGTACACGAACCCGGCACCGCACCGTTCGCACCGGCACACCTCGACCCGGTGCATGTCGTGGCCGTGTGCATCGGCCTTCGCCATCAGGAACCCAAGTTCGACTGTCGACCGATTGCTCATGGCGGCATCATGCCGCGGCCGTCACGTTCGGTCGAACAGCTCCCACTTCGCCCGTTCGAGCGCCCCGACCAGTGCATCGGTCGACCGATGCGCGCTCGCCACGATCTCGACCTTGCCGCCGGTGTACCCGAGCACGACAACGGTGGTCCACCCGTTCGCCTCGCACCGCTTCAACGCCTCGCGCAGCATCGCGAGCGCGTCATCGTGTCCGGCCCCGTCAATCGGCACGACGTTCATCTCGCGGCCCACGTCGGCAACCTCCCCTTCCAATCCGCGTGCACCACGTCAACGTCGTCCCGGATGCCCGCCACGAGGATGTTCGGCGGGTAGAGCTGCGTCATGCAGAACCCGCAGTTGGCCGGTTCCGGCACCCGCGAACACGATCGCCAGTACCGCACGACCTTGAGCTTCCACAGCGCGTCGGCATCGAGGCCGCCCGGTTGCGCCCCGACATACAGGCCGGGCTGATACCCCGCGGCCGCGACCTTCGCGGCCCACTCGTTCACCCACGCCGCGGTGTCGGCCGCCGGTCCTGCGCACCCTTCGAGGTCGAGCCACACCGTCACGCCCGGCGGCAGCCCGACCCGCGCGAGTTCGAGCACCGTCTTGTCGCCGTCCTGCCGCCCGAGGTCGGCCGACGGCACCCATCCCGGCTTGCGCGAGTACGTGACCGGCATGACCGCGAGCCCGGCCGCGAGCAACACCGCCCGTTCCTCCGAGGTCAACCCGCCCAAGTACCGCACCGCGAACGTGTACCCGAGCGCCGCCAGGGCCTTCGCCTGTTGCGCGTTCAACCGCAACACGGTGTCGATGCCGAACGCCGGGAACGATGCTTGGTTCGCCTTCATGCCGGGCAGTCTACCGCTTCGCCGCGACGAGCGCACACGTCAACGGGTGCACCGGTTGCAGCACCGGCAGGGCCGCATACTTTGCCGCCTTGTCGGCATCGCACGTCTCGTACTCGATGACACGGCCGCCGACCGTTCGCGGTTCGTACCACGCCCCCCTGGTGTACTCAGCGACGATCTCGCCGGTGCGGCGGTACACGGTCGACCCGACCCGCACGAGGTCACTCGGTGTCGGCTTCATACATGAGCCCTTCCCACTTCGCCCGCGTGAGCGTCGGCACTTGCTCCCGCGCGAACGTGAAGATCTGCTCGTAGGTCATGCCGCACCGGTCGCGCAAGATGTCGGCGCAACGCCCCGCCATCGTCGTTGAACTTGCCGGTGGCAACGTCGACCGCGTGCGCGATGCCGCCGCGTGTGAACGTCGTGTTGAACAGCCGGTCGTACTCGGCAAGGAACCCCGGCGTCTCGATCGTCACCTTCACGACCTCGGTGAACGTCACGGCACGAACTCCTTGGGCGGGCGTGCCCGGTCACGGATCGCCTGGAACACGTCGACCCATTCGGCGTCAGTGAGCGTCGCACTGCCCCGTTCGAGCGCCGACAGGTCGACCGCACTGAGGCCGAGCATCGCCGCCGTCTCCCGCAGCCCCAATCCGGCGAGCACCCGCAAGTGCCGCAACGCCTCGCCACACGGGCTCGTCGGGTACACGTCGACCGACACGGGCCGGAAGTCGCCGCGCATCTCGCCCGTCGTCTTGTCGTGCCAGTCGACGAACGCATGCGTCTCGCGCTTGCCGAGCGACGGCACCGGCCGCGGGTTCACCTTCCGTCGTGCCTCCTCGCCGTTGACCGTGAACGTCACAAAGTCCCGTGTTCCCATCGTCATGTCTCCTTTCAATCGGCACCGCCCTCCTCACCATAGGGGGCGGAATGAACCGAGGTCAACGTGTCGAGCGCCCGGCGCAACGTGTCGACCTCCTGCTGCTTCGCCCGCGCGTGAAGCACGAGCGCGAGGATTGCATCGCGTGCGACCGCGTACAACCTCGCCGTCTCGCGCGCCTTCGGCCCGTTGCCGGTGAACGCCGTCACGACCGTCGTGCCCTCGCGCGGCTCGAAGAACACGAACTGGCACGGCTCCGTCGACTGCGCGAGCATGCGCGCGAACAGCCCGACCGCCGCATCACACGAGTCGACACCCGGCGAACCGAACGCCCCGCACTCGTTGCCCGGCGATGCCTCGACCGCGATGCCCGCGAGCATGTCGAGCTGCCCAGTCGTGAGCACGTCCTCCAACTTCGGTGCACCGGCACCGACCGCCCGCGCTTCGCGTTCGTCGGGGTGTTGCCACTTCGGAATCCTGATCTGCCCGCGGTCGGCCATCTGCCCGACCTCCGTCACCATCGGCCCGTCGTCGGCCGACGGCCCGACCCGTACCTCATGCACCTTCATCGTCGTCCTCCTCTCGCGGTTCTTCCCAAGGCCACGCCCACTCACCCGCATCGAACCCGTGCGGCACACCCCGAACGATCCCTACCGTGCCGGGCCGTCACCCACGCGTTCGACTTGGAAAGCCTCTTCGCCGAACTCTCGGGTGAGAAAACCGGTGAAGATGCGGGCGATGGCGCGGCCGACCTCGGTCGCTGCATCCACGACGCAGGAGCGCTT